GTCGCCGCTCGTGCCGCACGGGAAGCACTGCCAGCGGCCGGTGACGCTGTGGATCTTGAAGGCGTCGCGGCTGTGGTCGCTGCGGCTCGGGCACGCGCGAGACACGAGTTCGTCGCCTTCGCGTTTGACGCGCCAGCCATAGAAGTCGAGCACGCCGCGCGGTGCGAGCGCGGCCCGGACCTCGTCGAGATCGATGCGGGGCGTGGCCGAGGTCACCGCGACCTCCTGAGCCCCTGCGCCGCTTCGATCTCGTCGGCGGCGTCGCAGCGCAGGCGCTCGAGCCGTTCGGCGCGTCGCTTGGCAGCGCGAGCGCAGATATAGAACAGGCCATCGCAGAGCTCTTGGTCAAGCTCGTCCGTGAAGTCGCGTGTTTCGATGTCAAGCCGCAAGCCGCCGTGCTCGGCGAAGCCGCGCTCGATGCCTTCGAGGAGGACGTCGACGACGCGCAACTCGTCCTCGGTGCGGTCGGCGCGGCAGATCCGCGCGCATAGCGAACGCGCGAGCGCATCGCGCCTTGTCTCGTCGTCGCCATGATGTGCTGAATCGACCACCTAAATCTCCGAAGCGATGCGCTCTCCCTGGAGAGCGGTTGCGTTTTCCATGGCGCTTGGCGTCGTTGACGCGAACATGGTGCGGATCCGCGCTTTGCAGCGACGGCACGGGATCATGGTGGGGCCGGGTTGGATGCTCACCTGCGCCTCGCCTTCCGCTTCTTCGCCGCCTCGAGCACGCGCTCGGCTGCGGCAATCTCTTCGTCCGTCGGGCCGTCGTCGTCGACGACAGCCATGCCGCCGGCGAGCGCTGCCTGCGGCGCGAGGATGGCGCGCGCGAGCTCGCGACATATCTCGCTGCGACGCTCGGCGAGCATCTCGAGCACCACGCAGGTCCACTCGTGCGCCCAGCGCCGATCGTTGCGGTCGTGCAGCGCGTCGCAGATGGTGCTCTTGGCGACGTCGAGGCGGTAGCACACCTCCTTGAGCCCGAGGTACGTAACCGCGTCATCGAGCGCATGAAGCAGCGCCGGCCACCCGGCCGCGTCGTCGCAAGGTAGCGATAACTGGCGCATTTATGCGGCCTCCGAGCACGCGCGCGGACAGTGTTCACAGGCGTTCGCAATGCGAGCAGCCGCGGCAGCGCCTAGGCTGTTTTCGGAGACACCCCGCGAGACGATCCCCCGATGCGAATCTTTCTTGGCACCACCAGGACGCTCGTCGCCGTTGCGTACCGCTTGTCGGCGGGCTATGTCGCCGCCGCGATCGACAAGCGAGGAGGTCGAGACGGATGACGTCACGACGCCTTGGCCTCTTGCCGCTTCTTGGCTGGGATGCGCCCCCAGAACTGAGCGCGCGTGATCTCCAAGGCGTCACACAGGGCCTGCTCGTTGCGCTGCGTCGGCGCGGTCTGATCGAGCTCCCACTGCGCGAGCGCAGACGGCGAGCACCGTCCATCGTGCTCGCGCACCCTCGCGGCGAGCTCGACCTGGCTCAGCCCGCGCCACTCGCGCCATCTCGCGATGCGTTCGCCAAGTGTGATTTCAGGCTTCACCCTCCATTACTAAGCACAACTTAGAAATGGCGTCAACCGCAGCTCAGCATGGAACGTGACAGCGTCTGCCACGATGGCCAAGCGCCCAACGTCGCCGGATAGTGCAGCGCTGAAATATCCGGCCTCAACTGCGTACAAGCAGTGGGTATGGAAGGAGATCCGTCGGCGAGCCGATGCGGAACGCGGCCGCGGGGCCGGAGCTCTCCAGTGGCTCGTGGACGAGATGAAACGTCGTGCCCGCCACGAATTGCTGGAGATCGGCAAGCTCGAGACGATCTCAACGGCGACGCTTTCTCAATTGCTCGGACCCGAGGACGAGGTGCCGCCGCCATCGAGCTCTGTTCTCTTGCCCGCCATCAACAAGGCACTCGGGATCGATCCGCCACCAGTGTGCGATCCCGACGACGAAATGCAGCAGCTCGTCGAACGATTCAAACGCGCGTGGGCCAGGGCAACGCCGCGCGAGCGCAACGTGCTGCTCGCTGCATTGGGGCCGGCCAATGACGAGGGCGGCATGGACGGATCTCGCGCGGGCGATGGCGACGCTTCGGGAGCGGCTTCTCGCGCGCGCGGATAGCGCGCGAAGCGAGCGTTCTCGCACGGCACATCTCGAGCGTGCAGCCGGCGTCGATCTTGCCGCGCTGCGTTGGCCGTGGGGTAATTGCCATTGTCCGTCGAGCAACCGCTAGGCGATCGTGTGCGATACCGTTGCGCCCTGAACTTTCGATCAGACCCTGCGGGTATATCGTCGTCTCCAACGCGGCGTAGACAGCGTCGATACCGCAAGGGAGATTGGCCGTGAAAATGAAGAAAATGCCGGCACCGAAACGGGCCGGAACGATGACCGCCGGACGAGTGCTCGAGCTGATCGGTGACGATCCCGAGACCCTGATTCTGGCCATCCGTCTCCTCGAAAGGATGCGCATGCGCCGGCTTTCTCGACGGAGACATGGATCGCATGTCGATTCTTACTAAGCGCTGCTTGACACGCTAAGCGGCGCTTAGTAAGGTGGTGGCATGCTCGCAGCGACCACGACGACCGTCCCTCCCAGCTGTTCCATCGTCACCGACCGCTCCTACTGGCTCGGCCTCGCCCGAGCGCACCACGTGCTCGGCAACCGCTCGGGCCGGTCGTGGGCGCTCGACAACGCACGCCGCGCGCCGGTGCGGCCGAGCCTGATGGCCGCGCGTCTGGCGTACACGGAGCGCCAGTTCGCCGCGCCGTCGATCGCGCAGGAGGTGGCGTAGCCATGACGCTCCGTGAATTGTTCGACGGGGCGCTCGAGCTCGGCGTAGATCTGACGCTCTACGCACGCCAGGTGCCGACCGCGGAGCGCGAGCTGCGAGCGTGGGCATCGGAGCGTGGATTCGCGGTCGATGACCGCACGCGTGTGGTGGAGGACGACCACCCGATGGAGTCGTGGCGCGGAATGTGGGTCTCCACGGTGTCAGTCGAAACCGACCGCGTACGGATCTGCGTCCACCGCTCGAAGCCCGACGAGAAGGAGCGTGCCGCGTGAGCGCCACCGCATTCATCGCGGTGCTCGCGATCCTCGCGATCCTCGCGATCCGCGCCGCAGATCGTTGGCCGACCGGACACCGCCCGACGCGGTGGCAGCGTCGTCAGTGGCGTCGTGAGCGCGTGCGTCGGCTGACCATCAACCGGAGGCGTGCGTCATGATGTGTGACGCGAAGGTCGACCATGAGGCGATCAAGCTCGACGAGGCAAGTTGGTCGGCATTGGTCTACGTCGGCATCCAGCCCGACGTCGACGACCACGGCCGCGACGCCTCGCTAGAGATGCGCAACTGCACGTGCGGCTCAACGCTATGCCGCCCGATCGCGGCCGACGTCCGCGCCTACTTGGGCGGTCCCGACACTTTTCCGGAGCCCCCGGTAGGTAAGCGCTGAGCCCATGGAGGCCCGGATGAGCCGCGACGTCTACCGCTACACCTTCGACGCGAAGACCTCGCTGACCGAGGTCCGCGACTCCCTCTTCCTCGCCGTCTTCTCCGCCGAGGGGGTGCACGGCCGGACCCAGGTCCGGCTCGATGCCGCCTTCTGCCTCGACGAGAAGAAGCGCGCCTGCGTCATCGACGCGGCGACGCCGGTCGGCAAGACCATCGCCCAGATCTTCACGGGGCTCCTCACCCGGCAATTCGGCGAGGAAGCGTTCACCGTGAAACGGAGCACGCGATGACCGACGCGCATCGCCACACCTTCGAGCTCGTCGATGCGCTCAAGCGCCGCTACCGCTGTGAGTGCGGCGTCTACGGCTATCGCCACGGCAAGCGGCTCGTGCCGATGACGTGCAGCTTCAAGCTCGACGCGACCACGCGTTGCGGCGCTGAGGCTGTCGTCGCCGACGGCGAGCGCAACCACAACCGCTGCGCGGCGCACGCGCAGCACGCCACCGAATCGCATGCGCCGGAAATCCGACGCTCCGCGTAACCGAGCGCAGCGCCACTGGCGCGCAAGTCGCTCTCAACCGAATCACCACGGAGATCTGCAATGGCTCATTGGAAAAAGTTCCTGGACAAGGAGCTGCTCGGGGCATGGGACCTCGACGGCCGCGACGTCACCGTCACGATCGTCGAGGTTACTGGCGGCGAGCTGAACAACGGCACGAAGAAGAACAAGAAGCCGATCGCCACGATCGCATCGAGCAGCGGACGGAAGCTCGACAAGCGGCTCGCGCTGAACGCGACGAACTGCAAGACGATCGAGCAGCTCGCCGGCTCGCCCGACGTCGACAAGTGGAAGGGCCTGCGCATCACGCTGTTCCCGACGACGACACAGTTCGGCGGCGAGACGAAGGAGTGCATCCGCATCCGCCCGTACCCGCCCAAGGACAACGCGGGTCGCAACGGCAAGATGCGCGACGCGACTCCCGCCCCGAGCGGTGCCGATGCTGCAGCGGCGAGCGAGACCGCATCGCCGGTGATCCATCCGCGCGATCCGGACGACGACATCCCGACCGGCGCCGAGGTGGGAGGCGCCGATGCGTAACGACGACTCGGACATCGACGCGCTGCTCGGCGCGGTCGTCGGCGGCAACGGTCAGATCGTCGAATTCCCGGCACCCAAGGAGCGGGCGAAGAAACAGGCCATCGGCAAGGCGCTTCGGCCCGCGGAGACCAACCTGGTCGAGCGGCTGAGCGCGGAGCTCGTCGACCAGATCGAAAAAAACGAGGCCGAGCGCGCGTTCATCGATCCGCGATCGATCCCGGTCCGCTTCTCGAACCTCAAGCACATCGCCCGCTCGCCGCTGCACTACCTCGACGCGGTCCAGCTTGACCGCGACGACACGCTCGCGATGCGGCTCGGGCGCGGCGCTCACGCGATGGTGCTCGGCCTGCCCGTCGTGAAGTGGACAGGCAAGACGCGCCAGGGCCGGGCATGGGAGGCGTTCCGGGCCGAGCACGAGGCGGCCGGGGCGGAGATCCTCAACGCGCGTGAGTGGGATGTCGCTTCGGGCATCGCCAACGCGATCCGTCGCCACCCGATCGCCGCGCCGCTGCTGTTCGAGGGCACGACGCTCGAGGAAACGATCGAGTGGGAGTGGCTCGGCCGGCGCTGCACGAGCCGTCCGGACGCACGGCGGGGCGGGGCGGTCGTCGCCGACCTCAAGACCACGCAGTGCGCCGAGCCGTCGAAGTTCTCTCGCGACGCGATGTATCGCGGCTACAACGCGCAGCTCGCATTCTACGGCCTGGCCGTGCAGCACCTGACCGGCCGCGCTCCGGACGATCTATACGTCGTCGCGGTCGAGTCGAAGCGGCCCTACGCGATCACGGTGCTGCGCATCGACGACAACGCGCGGCTCCAGGGCGAGAAGCTGTGCCGCCTGTGGATGGAGCGCCTCCTGACGTGCGAGGCGAGCAATCACTGGCCGGCATACACCGACGCGATCGCGACCTTCTCGGTGCCGAGCGAGGGCGATCCGGACGCAGCGATCGACCTCGACGAGCTCGAGGACGAGGACAGCGAGGCGTGGGCATGAGCGTCGACCTTAACGATCGGGAAGTTCTCGACCTCGTTGCGCGCCTCGGCCGCACGGCACTGATCGGCGCACGCGGCGACACCGTCGACGCGATGGCGCTGCTGTCGACCGCGATGCACGTCGTCGCGACGAACCGTCACACGCGCGCCGACGCTGCGGAGTTGCTCCGCGCCGTCGCCGATTCGCTCATCAACACCGCGCGCCTCGTCGAGTCCGGCGCGGCGCGCCGCACCACGGAGACCGTCTAGCCATGCGCATCACCGCAGCCCACATCACCAACTTCAAGCGGATCGAGGACGTGAAGATCATGCCGTCAGCGGACCGCACCGTCATCCTGCTCGGCGGCAAGAACCGCCAGGGCAAGAGCAGCACGCTCGACGCGCTGACCGCGGCGTTCGGCGGCAAGAAGACGCTGCCCGCCGATCCGGTTCGCCACGGCGCTGACGAGGCGGAGATCCGCGTCGAGCTCGACGGCGGCGAGCTGACCGTCCGCCGCGTCATCCAGCCCGACGGCGAGTCGGTGCTCGAGGTCCGCGACCGGCTCGGCGCGGTCAAGTCGCCACAGGCCGTGCTCGACAAGCTCATTGGCGCGCGGTTTCTCGACCCGCTCCAGTTCTTGTCGCTGCCGCCCAAGGAGCAGCGCGCGCAGCTGATGCGCGTGATCGGCGAGGCCGACCGCATCGCCCAGCTCGATTCTAAGCGCGAGCGCGCGTTCGCGAAGCGCACCGAGGTCGGGCGGGACCTGGCCAAGGCGGAAGGCGAACTCGCGCGCCTGCCGCCGGTCGAGGTCGGCGCGCCGATCGATGTCGCAGAGCTGACCCTTGCCAAGTCGACCATCACCGCGGAGGAGCGCGAGCGCGATCGGCTCGCGTCGGCGCTCGCCCAGGCGGAGACGCTGGCCACGGTCGACCGTGCCGATCTCGAGGCGACGAAACAGCGGATCGCCAAGCTCGAGGCCGAGCTCGCCCAGCTGCGCGCGCAGCTGCCGGCGAAGCAGGACGCGGTAGCGACGCGGGAGAGCGCGGTCGTCGACGCCAAGGACAAGCTCGCCGCGGCCGACAAGCGGCTTGCCGAGCTCGCACCGCAGCGCGCTCGCATTGACGCGGACATCGCGCGCGCCGACCAGCACAACCGCACGGTGTACGCGCAGCAGGCACACATGCAGCGCCGCGCGGAGGCCCTCGCGACCGTCGAGCAGCTCAAGACCGAGCGCGACAACATCACCAAGGCGATCGCCGTCATCGACGAGCGCAAGGCAGAGATCCTCGCCGCCGCGAAGCTGCCCGTCGAGGGCCTCGGCGTCGACGGCGATGGCGTGACGCTCAACGGCGTCCCGCTCGCGCAGGCCAGCGGCGCCGAGCGGTTCCGTGTCGCGCTGGCGCTGGCGATCGCGGCGAGCCCGGGACTCGACGACGTGTGGATCCGCGACGCGGCGCTGCTCGACGAGGACCATCTGGCGCTGATCGCGGAGCAGGCTGCGGCGGCCGGCAAGCGCGTGTGGCTCGAGCGGGTTGGGACGAGCGACCCGGGTGTCATCGTCATCCAGGACGGGAAGGTTGTCGCCGACAAGTCGGAGGCGGCATGAAGGTCTACATCGCCGGTTCGTCCGCCGAACTCGAGCGCGTCGATCGGTGCGCCGCGCGCGCTCATGCCGCCGGACTATTCGTTGTCTCAACATGGCCCGTGTCGGTGCGCAACGTCGGGCACGCGAACCCGCGCGGAGCCGTCCGAAGCGATCGACAGCGTTGGTCGCTGAACTGCCTCGCCGAGATCCAACTCGCCGATGTCGTGTGGCTGCTCGTGCCGGCCATCGACCAACCGACCCGGGGCGCCTGGCTCGAGCTCGGCTACGCGATCCGTGCCGGCAAGGGCATCGTGTGTTCTGGCGACACCATGCAGTCGATTTTCGCATCGCTCGGCGCCGAGTTTGAGAGCGACGATGCGGCCCTCGCGTTCCTGATCGACCACGCCGCGATGTTCGCGCGCAGCTCGGGGGTGGCATCGTGACCGCGATCGTCGTCCTCGACGTCGAGACGACCGGCAAGGACCGGGCGCGCGACCAGGTCATCGAGCTGTGCATCCGCCTCGGTCTCGGCGAGCTCGACGAGGCGCGCGTCTGGCGGATCAAGCCGACCGTGCCGGTCCATCCCGAGGCGCAGGCCGTCCACGGCATCTCGGCCGAGGATCTCGCGACGTGCCCCGCGTTCGTCGAAGTCGCGCCGCACTTCCTCCCGCTGCTCGACACGGCGGATGTCATCGTCGGCTACAACGTCGCGTTCGACCTCGACATGGTGCAGGCCGAGCTCGCGCGCGCCGGTCTGTCGCCGCTCGACCTCGCCGGCAAGCATGTCATCGACGTGCTCCGGCTCTGGCATCACGTCGAGCCGCGCACTCTCGCCGCCGCGCACGAGAAGTTCTGCGGAGCGCCGCTCGCCGACGCGCACCAGGCCAGCGCGGACGTCGCCGCGACGGCGCGCGTGCTCGGCGCGATCCTCGATGCGTTCGGGCTGAGCGGGAAGCCCTGGTCCGAACTCGCTGCGATCGCGACCCCGTTCGCTGGTCGCGAGAAGTGGATCGGCCCGTCTCATCACCTGCAGTGGGATGACACCGGCGCTGTGATCGCGTTCGGCAAGTACCGCGGCGTCCGGCTCGATCGCGCGGACCCGGGCTTCCTGCGGTGGGTCCTCGATAAGGACTTCCCACCGCACGTCAAGGACGTGTGCCGCGCCGCGCTTCAGCTGCGCGGCGACCAACTCGTGGCGTGGATCGCCGACCGATATCCGCGCCCCACCACCACGGAGGCAGCCTGACCATGTCGACAAACACCGCGCCGGCGCCGGACGCGCCGTTCACGATCCGCCGCGAGACCGTCTCGCCGGAGCACGGCTACGAGTTGTCGCTCCGCGAAAGGGAGCCGGGCGCTTGGCTCCACGTCTTCGAGGGCCGGCACGATGCCGCGTTGCCGATCGTGCCGGCGCAGATCGTCGAGCTCCGCGCCGACCTCGCGACGATGCTGCTCAAGCTCGGCTACGGGTTGCCGCAGGTCGGAGCGAGCGGCGTGCGTTCGCCCGCGGGCGTCGCGATCGTCGAGCACCTGCGCCAGGCGTTCCTCGCGCTGGTCGAACTGGACAAGCACGCACCGAGCGAGGTGGACCAGATCGCGGCACTGATCGTCGGCCACATCCGCAGCTGGCGCCCGTTCGTGCTGCAGGAGGTGGTCGGTGGCTGATCGCACTGTCGACCCTGCGCGCGAGGCCTGCAACGCCCTCGTGCGCCACCTGCTGTCTCGTCTTGTAGATGATCCAGAGTTCATCGAGTGCTCGGGACGACTGACGCGGACGTACGAGCTGTTGATGGACGCGGCGATTGCGCTGCACCCGTCCGATGAGCGCACCTCAATCGAGCGGCGCATCCTCGACGAGCGCTCGGCGATTCTGAAGTATCGGCCGCTCTTGTCATATCGCGTGCGCGCCGAGCAAGAGCGTGACGAACTGCGCGCGCTGCTCGTTTGCATCGCCGAGGACTACACGCTCGATGAGCATTCGATGCGTGCGCTCGCCCGAGGTGCGCTGTGACGGGCATCAGCTGGACCGACGAGACGTGGAACCCCGTGCGCGGCTGCTCGCGCGTCAGCGAGGGCTGTCGCCACTGCTATGCCGAGGTCCAGGCCGCGCGCATCGTGCGCATGGGGCAGGGAAAGCCGACGCCGTACGACGGGCTCGTGCGCGTGACGGCCGGCGGCGAGGCGCGCTGGACCGGTGAGGTCCGGCTCGATCCGAAGGCGCTGGCGCTGCCCCTGCGCTGGAAAAAGCCGCGCCGCATCTTCGTCAACTCGATGTCCGACCTGTTCCACGAGTCGCTGACGAACGAGCAGATTGCGGCGGTGTTCGGCGTGATGGCTGCAGCGCCGCAGCACACGTTCCAGTGCCTCACTAAGCGCCCCGCACGCATGCGCGAGTTTCTGACGCATCCAGAGGTCCGCCACTGGATCGCGAAGGCGAAAGACGCGGCGCTCGTCGAGCGCGATCACAAGCCCGAGGAAACCTGGCGCGACATCCCCGGATTCAGCGGGTACCAGGCGTCGAGTCACGGCCGCATTCGCAATGCCGAGTCCAAGACGATTCAGCAGTATCTGAACGAGCACGAGCAGATCGGCCGCTACACGGTGACGATCTACAAGTACGGGCACCCGACGACGCAGTTCGTGCATCGCCTCGTGTTGCTCGCGTTCAATGGCAAGCCGTGCGAGGACGAGGAAGCATGCCACCGCAATGGCAACAAGCTCGATAACCGAGCGGCGAACCTGCGCTGGGGCACGCGATCGGAGAACCAGCAAGAGAAGGTCCGCCACGGTTCGCGCGGTGGTCCAGCGAAGCTGACGCCCGAGCAGGTCGCTGACATCCGCGCTCGCCGCGCTGCCGGCGAGACGCAGCAGACGATCGCGGACGCGTTCAACGTGTCGCGGTCGCTCGTCAGCATGATCGAGAGCGGTAGTGTCTGGGCCGAGCCTGACCTGCCCTGGCCGCTGCCCAACGTGTGGTTGGGGGTTTCTGTCGAGGCCCAAGCCGCCGCGGACGAGCGCATCCCAGAGCTGTTGCGCACGCCGGCGGCGGTGCGGTTCCTGTCGTGCGAGCCGCTGCTGGGTAAGGTCGACTTGCGGTTGTTTGATGGCGGACCACTGACGCCGCGGCACCGCTTGCTGCACTGGTGTATCGCGGGCTGCGAGTCCGGCCCCGGCGCGCGCCCGTGCTCGGTCGAGTGGCTGCGCTCGCTGCGTGACCAGTGCGCGGCTGCGGGTGTGTCGTTCTGGCTCAAGCAAGCGACCGATCACGAGCGCGGCATGTTCAGCGGCGCATCGCTCGTGACGTGCGGTCCCGGCTCGCGCCGCAAGCACCACGGCGTGATCGAGCTACCGTATCTCGACGGTCAGCAGCACGCCGCGTTCCCGGAGGTGCGTCGTGGCTGATTTCACCGACGAACAACTCGCTGCGTTCGCCACGCCGAGGTGGCCCGCGCGGAAAGCCGTTGACCAAGACCGAGCAGGTTCGGCTCGTTGGGAACAGCGTGTGCCCCGATGTCGCCGAGGCGCTGGTACGCGCCGCGCTGGCGCCGATCGAGCGATCCGAGCTGAGGAGTGCAGCATGACGATCCGCGAGCAAGCAATCCGACTCTGCGAGTATGCCGCGAACAGCGACGGCATCTCGACGCTCGATGCGCTGGTGCGCGACGCCGAGTTCCTGCCCGAGGCTGGCAACCTCGCCGACGAGGCGTTTACCGCGTGCTGCCTCGCCGCCGATTGCGCCGGTCTCGACTGGCGTGAGCTGTGGGCCGAAGCAGCGCAGCGGCTGCGGGAAGGGTGGGCGCCGTGAAGGCTCTATCGATCATGCAGCCGTGGGCGTCACTGATCGTCGGCGGGCCGCTCGCCGCAGGCACGAAACGCGTCGAGAACCGTACGTGGCACCCACCATTGTCGATGATCGGCCAGCGATTCGCGATCCACGCCTCGAAGAAGCTCGACATGGACGCCTTCCGCATGCTCGCTCCGGGCGGCTCCGATCCGCTCGAGCGCGAGCTGTGGCCGTACGCGCACCCCGCCGACTTCCCGCGCGCGGCGATCATCGGCATGGCGACGCTGGCGTGCTCGACCGAGTTCGTGCGAGATGTGCCAGATGATCAGCTGAGGTGGTGGTCCGGGCCGGTCGGCTTTCTGCTTCGCGACGTGCAGCGGATCGATCCGATCGCAGACGTCAAGGGCGCGCTTGGCTTCTGGACGCTGCCCGATGACGTCGAGCATGCGGTGCATGCGCAGAGCGGGAGAGCATGACGCTCGTGATCGCGCTCTATGCCGCCCTCGTCTCAGCAGCCCTCGTGCTGCACGCGCACGACGTGATCCACGGCATGCGCGACACGCTGCCGAGGGCACGGATCGTTCGACGTCGGAGGGCCGGATGAAGACGACGCGCCCAGACCTCGCATCCCGCCGCGCTCGCATCGCGCGTATCAACGCCAAGCGACCCGCGATGCAGGTCCATGCGCACTACGTCCCCCCATCGCCGTCGCGGTACGAGCAACTCGTCGACTTACTCGTCGATCTGCTTGAGGCGCGGCGCCACTCCGGACAAGGCTGACCGATCATGACCCTCCGCGCCGCCATCTATGCCCGCGTGTCCTCCTCTGCGCAGCGCGACGCGCACACGATCGAGTCGCAGCTGTACGTGCTGCGACCATTTGCAAAGCGCGAGGGATGGGAGGTCGTCGGCGAGTACATCGACGATGGCCGCTCGGCCAAGACCGGGCAGCTCGAGCGACGCGACGGCTTCGCTCGGCTCGTGCGCGATGCGACGGCCGGACGCTTCGATATCCTAGCCGTCGTCGACATCAACCGGCTCACGCGCACGGAGGACATGCGCGAGCGCGCCGAGATCCTCGGCCCTTTTCAGGCGGCAGGGATTCGCATCGTGACGCCGACCGGCGGCGAGCTCGACCTCCGCACGATGCTCGGCGAGCTCTACGTGACGCTGCATGCGATCGTCGCGGCCGAAGAGAATCGCAAGCGCACCGAGGCGATCAAACGAGGCAAGGCGCGCGCGATTGCCGAGGGGCGCAAGCCAGCCGGACCGACGCCGTATGGGCTCGCGTACGACCGCGCGAGCGGGCAATGGTCGATTGATTCGGTGCGCGGTCCGATCGTCGCCGAGATCTACCGGCGCGTGATCGCCGGCGAGAGCTGCCAGTCGATCGCGATCGACCTGCACGATCGCGGCGTGCCGCGTCCTCGCTCGTCGCAGTGGACGCGCCACTTCGTCTGGCGAATCGTCCGTCAGCGCTACCCCGTGGGCGAATGGTCGCCGGACAAGGCGAGCCGCGCGGTGATCCGCGTGCCGGCGATCGTGGACGAGGCGACCTGGCAGCTCGCGCAGGAAGCGCTGATCGAGCACGGCAAGCGCGGCCTGGTCCGCGTCCAGCACGTCTACCTGCTGCAGGGCCTCGGCGTGTGCGGGCACTGCGGCGAGCCGATCGCGATCCGCAGTGCGAACCACCGCGCCAAGACGCGCGCGGCCTACGTGTGCCGGGCACGCAAGCTCGACCGCCGCTACGCCGGTCGCTGCACGTCCGCAATCCTGCCGGCCGATGAGGTCGACGCGCGGGTGTGGACGATCGTGTCGCGCGCGCTCGCGAGCCCCGAGCTCGCCGCGGCGGTCGAGCGGCGGGCCGCCGAGCGGGCGGCGAACCGGCGCGACTGGCAGGCCGACGTCCGGCGCTACGAGGCCCGGCTCGAGCAGATCGAGCGGGCAACCACCGCACTCACCGCCCGCTTCCGCCGTGGCCTGATCACCGAGGCCGTGCTCGACCACGAGCTCGCGGCCGCGGCCCGCGACCGCGCCGCGATCAGCGCGCAGCTCGAGACTGCGCGGCGGGCCGCCGGCGCGCATGACGAGCCCGTGGGCAGCGTGGACGAGTGGCTCGCGGCCCTGCGCTCCCTCGCGGCTACCGCGCAGACCAAGGACCGCCGGCGCGTCGTCACGGCCCTCGTGCGACGGGGAGCGGCAGTGTTCGTCGGCGGGGCCGTCGAGATCGATCTGGAGATCGACGAGCCGCAAGGGGCGGGGGGCGCGACACCTGTCTCCGTGGTATCAGCTGGTTACAGGACGCAACACGGAACGATCACGCGCAAGCCCATCACAATTCGCCTAGTTGCGTAACGCCGGGTGCCGTGCAGGCGCCTGCACCACCGGCGGCCGCCTGGTGCAGGCCGTCAGTTGTTGGACCGGAAGATCGACTTGTCCAAGCCGAAGTGACGACACACCGCCATCACGTACGGGAACTTGATCATCGTCTTCAGGCCGTTGTGGGCCGGAATTGTGTACGGCCGGCAACCGGGCTTCGTGCACTTCCAGTGCGACCCGCTCTTTGGTTCCTCGCAGCTGATCCCGAACTGCTTCAGGACCGCGATCACCTCGGAGAGGCGCCAGGAATGCCCGCCACCCACCCGGCGGCCTCAGCAGGCAATTTGTTGGGGCGACGCTGAGAACACCTCGCGCATCGGCGGGGGCGCATCGGCCAGCTCGACGTTGTGAGCACGCACGAACGGCAGGACGATCTGCATCGCAAACTTGCGAACCTCGCGCGTACCGCTCGTAATCTCGCTCAGTGGAACGCGCTCGCCCGTCTTCATCATCTGGAAGAGCGACTCCCAATACTCCTTGGGAGCCCGGTTCCGAACGCTCTCCGGCTCGACGCCATCGTTGAGGTCGTCGAGCAGACAGAGCGCCGTCGCTTCCTTGATCATATCCAGCGCGTGCGCTGCGGTATCACCCTGGGAGACGATGTCAAACTCGAGGCAGTGGCCGACCCATCCGTCGTCGTCGACGGACCGCTCGAGCATCACCCAGCAGGTGAAGAGGCGGAAATCCATGGGCCCGTTCATAGTTCCAGTATAAGCATGGTGGTGGTTGCGCGCACGAGAAAGCGCTTGACACTTTGGCAAAGCTCGGTTAGCCGCGCACATCGTGCGCGCACTGCACGAATGGGCGTAAGCCGCGTTCTGAAAACGCCAATTCCTCGTCGGGCCTGGGAGCAGGCGGCCGAGCGCGAGGGCAAGACGCTCAGCGAGTGGATCCGCTCGCGGTGTAGCGCGGGCTGATCACCGCCACGTGTGCATCCACCACCACAGCCGCACGGCGCCGGCGACGCCGATCACGACGGCCGCTGCGTAGTACCACAACAGCCACGGCCAGACGAGCGCGAGGCCGACCTCGACGGCGAGCGCTGCGGCGCCGAGTAGGATGAGGCGGGTCATGGCGTCATGATCGAGCGCAGGAAGCCCGCGCCGGTCCCGAACCAGCCCCGCCCGGTCGTGCGCATGTTCGCACGCGCCTGGTTGCCGCGCGCATCCCGCCGCGCGGCGACGTCGACGACCTCGATCGCGTCCCAGCATTCGCGCGCCGACGGGTCCCACTCGGCGAGCTGGTAACCGACGACCGTCCCGACGTGACCGACGGCGTGGCCACGCGTGCCGCTCGCGCATGTGATCATTGTCCCGAGCTCGGGCCTGCCCACGTCGACGAAGCACCGCGCCGGGCCGCGCGCGTCGAGCAGCATCGAGTCGGTGTTGTACCAACCGCCGTAGCCGATCGACGCCGGCATCCGCTTCGGCTGGTACCGATCGAAGCCGCCACACCATGCCGCGCCGCCCATGCAGTCGCACGTCACGTTGACAAACGTCTTGCCGGGCTTGGTCCAACGATCGGCCGGATCCGTCGCGCGCGGGTCCCTGCCGCCGTTGTACGCCGGCAGTCCGTCATGCTTGCCATTGAGGCGGTAGTAGATCACCGGGCACAGCTCGGGCGTGTCGGTGCGCACGAGGACGTGCTCGTCGAGATCGAAGATCGTCCGTTCGCCCGCCAGGTAAAGCGCGCGTGTGACGACCTGATCGGGCGTGAGCGGCACGACGAGACCGCGGCTCATCGCTCCGGCTCCGGGTAGCGCGTGCCGCCGCCGTTGTGCCGGCGCGCATCGTGGCCGAGCTCGCCGCACTTCGGGCAGGGCGTCGCGGCAGCGTCGCTCGGCGTTGGTTTCCGCCGTGAGGAGGCCCGCGGCGGCAGGCCCTCGCCCTGGCAGCGTCGTGCATTGTGGCCGCGCCGGCCGCATACCGAACAGCGGTGGCCACGGACGTCATGGCTGTCGCCGCCGATCGAGCGCCCGTGCTCGTCCAGCTCGAACGAGGCGGCAATGCGCCCGCCGCCCGCTTCGATGGCCGCAACGATGTCGGCGTGCGTGTTCACGACGCTCCGATCGCGGCCAGGTCGCCGCGCAGCCGCTCGAGGTTGAAGCCATTCGGCGCCTGCGAGTCGCCGCGCACCCAGCTGTCCGCGATCACCGCCCACGCCTCGGCGCCGTACAGGTTGATCCACGCGTTGCTGATCCGCGTCGGCGTCACCCAGGGCAGGCCGCGCAGGTGCGCTCGGTCGAAGCCGGTGATCGCGAATGCGTGACCGCCGAGGCTGTTCGGTGCGTCGTCGTCGGTGCGCTGGTCGAGCGGCGGCAGCTCCCACGCGGTGCGCTGCGTGCGGATGCGCCGCGGCAGGTCCGCACCGAGATAGATGCCACCGAACAGGTTGATCGCGGCGCGGACCTCGACGACGTCGTCCAGGTCGACGCGGACGAACGCGCCGATGCGCCACGGCCCGATCCCGACGTTCTTGGCGCGCACGAGCGCATCGATCATCTGCGCGCCGCGATCGGTGGCGGGCGTGCCGTCGTAGCCGCTGACCGCGCGGTACGCGAGCTCGACGTCGCGATCGGTGATCGTACACCGCTCGTCGCGTCGCGCGGCGTGCACTTCGGCGAGATGCGCGAGCGCCGTGATCGTGCAGCACCCGAGCCGGTCGTTCAGATACCAGCTCGCGTTGCTGATCGTCCAGTCGCGCGCCGGCGGCGGCGCCGGGTAGTCGCGCTCGGTTAGGTACCGCGCGAGCCGCAGTGTACGCGGATCGCGTCGAGAGGGTACGCGGCCAAGCTCGCCGATCACGAGGCGCGTCCCTTCAGCATCGCGTGCAGTCCAGCGCACACGAGCGTCAGAAGAATGCAACCGACACCGGCGGCGAGCGCGGCTTCGGAGGCAAGGCGGCGAGCGCGGCGGATCACCGAAGCCACCGCTCCGTCTGTTCGAGCGTTGGAAGCGCAGCGACTGCACCGCCATCACGCGAGGTGCGTGTCCTGACCGACGGGAGGTGCATGCTGCGTCGGTGGCGGGCGATGCGGAGACCGCCGCGATGCCGATATGCTTGCTCGCCGCACGCGCAGGAGTACCAGCCGCAGTGCAGCGGCATCGGCTCCCACGTGTGCTCGTGCTCGGTCACGGCGCTACTTCGCGATCAGCGCCCTGACCGCGGCGTCCTTCGCCTCGAGCAGTTTCCTGAGCGCGACGGTGCGCTCGGCTTGCTCACCGCTTGAAGATGCGGCGGGAGATGCTCGTACGCGAAGAACTGCTCGATGTGCTCCTTCGGTTCCATATCGTGCTCCTAGAGGTCGCCGTATGCGGTGCGGAACGTGGCGTTGCCCGCCTCGACGTTGCGGAATCGCTCGAGCGTGTCGCGCGCGCGCCATGACTCGCTGTCCGGTACGGCGGTGCGCCCGCCGAGGTAGCGCTGCACGAGCTCCGCGAGCGCGCAGCCACCGACCTCCTTGCCGGCCTGCTTCGCGCGCTGGTACACGGCGCTCCAGTCCGGGCTGGACAGCGCGAGCAGCGGCGACAGCTCGATCAGCAGCGCATCGATCTGCGGCCGTTTGTCGCCGAGGCAGTCGATCACAGCATCCGCGATCACGGGCGCCGGTCCCGGTCCGGGGCACGCCGGCTGCGTCGCGAGCGTGGCGCCGCCGATCGCGACGAGCACGAGAAGCGCGGCCCCGCCGGTCTGCTTCAGCGCGCGCAGCTTGCCGCCGACGAAGTACGCGACGACCGCGGTCGCGAAGACCTTCAGCGCGCCGATCAGCGTCGTCGCGTCGAGCGGCGCCTCGGCGAGCCAGGCGTTACCGAGTGCGCCGGCACCGGCCAGCGCCGCGAGGATCGCGACGCCCCACCACGTGGAGCCGAGCGCCGGGTACCGCGGCAGGAGCATCTTGCGCGCGCCGAGTAAGATCAGCAGCGTCGCGGCACCGGCGGCAGGGAACCACGCGCCATCGGCGACTGCGCGATATACCGCAACGAGGAGGCCCTCCGCGTCGTCGGGAGATGGCGCGCCCTGGGCGAAGGCGGGCGCGGCGAACAGGCACAGCAAGATCGGGGCGGGGACGATGCGACGCATTGGTGTCTCCTCAATGGCTGACGAAGTACGTTCCGAGCGCGGTCAGCACCGAGATCAACCCGGCGATCACCTTGCCTTTGGTGGTCATGGCGGCGGTCTGTTGCTTGGCCGTCTCGACGAGCGCGTGTTGCGCGGTCTCGTGCTCGACGTCGGCGCGCTGCTCTCGTCGTCGCTCCGCTGCGACGAGGAACTCGAGCTGCGCGCTTTGGCTCGCGGTCAGCTCGCGCAAGTCGCCGAGCTGGTCGCCATGCTTGCGGACCTCGCGCTCCAGGTCAGCGAACCGTCCGGACAGGATCCGTGTGTCGTCGGCTCGACGCTGCTCGAGTTGGTTGAGCTGCCGAGCGAGCTGCTCGTGCGAGACGCCCGAGGCGGGCGTGGCAACGGGTCGGCGATCGGTCACGCGACCAGGGTCGCGCTCGGGCTTGGAGCGGTCGATTTTGGCGTCCGCGGCGCCCCAACGGCCGCCCTTGCCGCATCGGCTCGGCGATCCGACAATGCACGGATGCGCCGACCGATCGCCATCGCCGCCGCCCTCCTGTTCACCGCCTGCCAGAACAACGCCGCGCCGCCGCCGTCCCCAGATGCCGCAACGCCGCCGCCTATCTGGGCCACCATCATCGCGGACTGTGGTGAACCGCCAGCATTCCAAGGCTGGCAGGTCTCAATCGTCAACGGTCAGGTGTGCACGAGCGAAGGCGACTACAATCGGTGGAACGCCTGGATGAGGGACTTGGAGGCCTGGCAAGAATGCGTCACCACCCACCCCTGACCGACCTCACGGCGACGGGCGGTCGTAGGTGACGATCGTCGCGAAGATGGTGTTAGGGCCCGACGGCGTTGCGTCGTTTTGGGTCACCTCGACCAGGTAGGTGTTAGGCGTCGAGCACGTTTCGGTGAGCCCCACAGCGGTCAGCGTGATCGCGCCTGGGTTGTTGATGTTGTTCGTCGCCGTCGCGATCACCGTGCGCGCGCCGGTGACAGCGTTGCGTCGGACGAGCTCGGCCTTCAGCATGCACGTGGCGTCGCTCTGCTTGAATGCGTAGACGGTGAACCCCGTGATGCGATCACCCACCTCTCGCTGCACAGGGATACAGAGAGTCTTGGTGTTTCCATTGCCCATCTGCCAACGATCGGCGCTAGTCGACGAAAACGTGATGTGGCTCGTGCCATCGCTGTCCGTCATGTACATCGACGGCGGGATCAGCATCGTGCGTGGCGCCGACAAGAAGTAGTCCGGCGAGTCGATGTAGTTCCCGACCTCCACCGTATCGAACGTGGCTGTGCTGTTGAATAGCGCCGGCCCGTCGATCTCGAGCGCGCCGGTTACATGCAGATCGTCCTCCCATACGCCGGCATTGAGATAGGCAATCCACTGCCCGACGACGTTCTGCCACCAATTCATCTTCTGGGCGGGCGGCTTCTTGCCTGGCCGCCAGCCGATCGTCTCCTCGACGTCGGGCTCGACTTTCGTCGGCGTGTTCGCCTCGGGCTCGGAGTCGTTGGGGTAGTTCGCGTTGGTTGCCCACGGGGCGATTTCGGTTGGCTTCGGCATGTCGTCCTCGTCAAGCGTTGGAAATGATCGATGCCATCGCGCCGCCGACGTTCGCGTCGAGCGTGCTGCCCCACCCGAGCCCAGCGCCCTCGCCCGGCGTGAACGTCTCGAACTCGAACATCTCGCTCTCCTCCGCGGGCCACCACTCGAGCTGGATCTTCACGCCCACCGCGACGGCGCGCGCGAGGAAGTCGCGGAACAGGATGGTGCCGATGTCGAAGTCGGTTGGGTTGTGCTCGAGGCGGATGTACGCTGTGCCGCCGCGGGCGGTGAACGCATGGATCGACGTGCTCTCGTCGTTGACGACGAGTCTGGTGATCGCGATCAGATCCTCGCCGAGACCGCTGGATCGATTCGCGAGGATTCGCGCGCGCACGTACCGTCGCAGATCGACGTCGCTCAGCCCAGCGAGCACCGGCTGACCGACGAGGTTGGCGAGCTGGCGGAGCGCATCGCCGGAGGCCGTGGCGATGACGCGCGCTGAGAGAATGTCGAAGAACGCACGCTCGAGCGCCGCCATCGGCTTGCACAGCGCGCGCACGAAGTCGATCATCCGCGGCTTGCGGAACTGCTGGATGAGCCGGTCGGCTGCGGCGCTCGCGTGATCGATCTCCGCGGGAGCCGGCGGCGCGGCCGGCGGCGTCTCGGCGAGGAACGGCGGCAGCTCGAGGACGATCTCGCTCACGCTCCCTCGACATTTCCGGACGCGTCGATGGCGTCCGCGAAGAACCGCAGGTTGGTGACGCGCGGCCAGCCGCCTTCGCGGCGCACGCTGAGCTCGAGTACCTCGGTGGGAATGCCGCCGATCGTCTCGATGACGATCCGCTGCGTGGAGCCGCGAATGTGCCGGCCGCGGAACTGCCCACGACGGAACACGACCTCCTCGACGTCGCGCAGCACACCGTCTACGAGCGTGGGCACGACGACGCTCAGCGAGACATACCCGAGCCCCGGGGTGACGTCGTAGATTCGGAGCACGACGGGCGTCTGCTCCGCGAGCTCGCGAGAACGCGGGAAGCCCCCGGGCGTCCCAGGTGCGGCGCCGGGCGTGGGCGAGACGATCGCGATCGTCGGCGGGGTCGAGTCGGGCGGCGGCTGGGCAGCGAGCCCGTCTTGGTATCCGTGCTGGTAATCGAACGGGATGCGCGCGCCTGGGTACACGTGCGGCGTGAGCCCCGCGTAGAGCGCGAACCCCGGAACGACTGCTGCCTCACGCTCGGCCATTAGATCGTCTCCAACAATGCAGCCGCGTTACGCCACGGGCGCACGCACGCGGCGCCGAGCGCGATCAGCCAGTTGGTACGCAGCGGCGACACCCCGGGCGTGTCGCCTGGATCGTAGCCGGGCACGAAGTCGTTGAGACTCGGCACGGTTTCGCTGTTCGTGTACATCTGCCACCAATCGATCGGGTAGCCGAGCAGCCCGTCTAGGTTCGCTACGCGCTCACCGAACCAGTAGATGGGGAGCAACGGCGAACCGCCGCCGACGCCACCTTGCAGCGCAGGGACGTTAGCCGTGAATGTTGTAGTGATGCTCAATGGCCCACCACCGTTTACGGTGCCGTTGTTCTGCGGACCGAACAACCGGCCACCGCCGATCTGATTGATCCGCGAGGCGCCGTTGGTAAACACCCGCGCGGCTTGTCCAACCCAACCCGCCGCTCCCAATGCGGTGTTCGATCGCGTATCGAGGATTCGGCCGAGCGCGCCGGTCCTGTCGAGCACCGTGTTGCGGACTCCGACATACGGGATCTCGTTGGTCCCGTCGCCAAAGATCGTCGCGGGGAAACAAAGGTTGTTGATGCGCTCGATTGCGATGTAGTTGAGCAATGCGTTGTTGCGGAATATGATGAACGACCAGTGACGCGTATCATTGCTCGCCCAAATCGACATCACGCGAGCCATGCTCGTCGTCGCGTTCACGATCGAGTTGCCCGACGACACGACCATCTCGTCGCTCGCGGTTGGTAGGTGTGTCGTCGGCGACGCCAGCGTGAACAGGCCGCCCGGAGAGAACGAGATGCGGAACACGTCGTCGGTTGCACCGAGGTACGCGAACATGATCTGCACGCCATCGGCGTTCTCGCCGATCCAAAACGACTGCGCGCCAGCGGCGACCGCGGAACGGACCCCGAATGCAGCCTCGCTCGTCATGCGATCGGTGTGATCGTTGGCGTCGGCCGGCCCGGCGACGCCGTTGCACGAGTACACCGTCGTCCACCCGCGCGCGACGAGCGCCACCTTGTTCTGGTACATGCACCACGACGCCGTATCGACGAGCGACACGAATGCGCGGCGCAGGTTCGGCGTGATCGTCCAAGCCTTGGAGAGTTGCGGTGCGGTCATCAGGGCGCTCCGTCGAAGAACGTGAAGATGCGAACCATCATGGCGTCACGTCCGAGCTGACGACCGTCACGCGAGACGTGTCGAAGAGGGGCATGTCGCGCACGCCCATCACGAGCGTGGCCGAGGACACCGGCGGATTCACCGGGTCTACCGAGATGAGCACCTCGGTCACGTTGAGCACGCCCCCGACGAACGACCACGCAGCGACGGCCGACGAGAACACGTCATGCCCGAGCCCGAGCAGGTCGCCTCGCGTCGCGACCTCGAGCTTGACGCTTTCGTCCCCGACGTACTCGCGTGGGTTCTTCTGGAGCGTGATCTTCGCGTGGATGAGCTTCTCGGTCGGGCGAGAGAACCGGATCGTTTGCAGCCGTCCCTCGGAGTCGAGCACGGTGCCGCTCGTCGACCCGTAGGTCTCGATGCCGAGCGGACTGTTCGCCCAGATCGCTTGCCGAATGTCCTGGTCCTCGCCGCCGCGGACGAGCGCCTCGAACGAGTGCGGCGGCAGTCCGTTCACGTCGGTCGTGTCGCTCGCGTTGAACAGGATCGACACGCTCGTCACGCCCTCGACCGCGAGCAGCGCCGCGCGAACCGCCTCGTACGGGCCGGTGCCGGGCTGGTGGAGCTCCGCCTCGCGCTTCAGCCGGAAGCTCTCGTCGGTCTGCACGTCGCGGCCGAGCACGGCGTCGACCAGGTTGGTCACGCTCGACCAGCCGCCGACGGGCGTCTCGATGCTGGTGAGATCGCCCGCGACGCACTCCACCGGGCCCGTGTCGACGCATGCGAACACGGCGTCCGCCACCGCCTCTCCCTCGCCGAGGTACTGCCAGTGCACGGTGCCGTCGGTCTCGTCGTCGATCGAGTCTATCGGCCCGCCGGCGCCAGCGCTCACTCCGGCCGTGATGCACTGATAGACGCGCGACGCGTTGGTCACGCGATCGCCGAGCTCGTACGCCGTCGATGCCGCCCATGCATTAGCCTGCACCAGCGTTGTCAGCTCGGTGAGGCTGAACCGTCGGCCGACGCTGTTGGCTGCCAGGCTGCCCTGCGGCACCACGGTCGCGTCGTCGCCGGTGAGCACCGCCTCGACGACCGACGCGCTCGGCTCGTCCTCGAACGTGCCGGTCAGCAGGCCGAGCGCGCGCAGCGCATCGCCGGACGCCTTGTCCGGGTCCATCGCTGCATAGGTCAGCTCCGCGACTTCCCACAGCAAGCCGAGACGCTCGGCGAGGGTCCCGACGACGTGGCCCGCGAACGTGTAATCACCGAGCGGGAAGCTGCGACCGAACTTCTGGCGGAGCTCCTCCTCGAGCTCCTCCCGTACCTCGGCGATCGTCTGCGGACGGAAGCCTTCGGGCAGCACTCCGTAATCGGGCATCTCAGCTGCCTCCGATGGTGAGTGTGTCGGGCTCGGTGTCGCCGAACACGGTGCGGACGGCGATCGTGATGGCGATGCGTCGTGTCGCCGTGTCCCGAGCAATGGTGAGCGTCAAGATCTCGACGACGCCCGGTGTTGCAGCGACAGCCTCGATGATCCGCTGGCGCAGGAGCGAATCGTCGACCTTCTCGCCGAGGATCTCCTGGTACCAGGGCACGCCGGCGTCGAGGTTGAGGAACCACTCCTCGCGGAACATGAGCAGACGGACGCGCACCGCCTGCGCCACGCCGGCGAGTCCCGACGCGAACTGAAACCCGCCGTCCGGGCCGATCGCGAGGTCGCCGTCCGCGTCGAAGAGCAGATCGATCGGGTCCGACTCGAGCACGATGCCAGCGTGCCGGCAGCGACGGCGACGGTCGAGATAGCCGGGACCGAGACTGGGGCTACTTCGCCTTGACCTTCGTGGAGATGGTCGAGCTCGACCACGGCCCGGTATTGGGCGGAACCGGCCAGCCGAGGTTGCTCAGCGCGGTGCGCAGCGCAATGCCCCAGGCATTCGCGGGCGCGCCTACGGCCGCTGACGCCGTGTCAATCGCCGCGTTCAGCTGGTCGATCACGCCCTGCAGCGCGAGCGCGTGGTTCGCGTCGGGCCCGCCGAGCTTGATGGCGACTCCGGCGCCAGCGTGGTGCACGATCGCGTCGGTCGGCGCCGGCGTCGGCGGCGCGCCGGGGCTGTGCAGCCCGACCATCGCGATCGCGTCGTTGATGTCGTGGTGCCGAGCGTCGCGCGGATCGACGGTGCTCGTCGTGCCGCGGAGGATCCACTGATCGAGGGACGAGCTTGCGAACCACAGCGCGCACAGATCGCCGACACGGACCGGCCACGTGATGCGACCGACCGGCGGGCCGACGAACATCACCGGCACGCTATGGAGCTGCGGCAGATCCTCGTAGCGCTCCACACCGGTCTCGTCCACACGCGCCTCGCGGATCAGCGGCTGCACCGAGGCCATCTGCTTGGTCGCGTCGTAGGCTGTAATCTTGCCGGGCAGCGTCGTCCTGACTCCGGCCAGCGCGCCCTGCAGCGCGATGCGGATGATCGCTTCCCATTCGGGGGTCTCTGGCTCCTCGGTCATGTCGGGTCTGCCTTCACGGTGGTTTTCCACTCGCCATCGTGGCTGTCGCCCTCGTGCCCGACCTCCTTGACCCGGAACACGCCGTTGATGAAGCGGCTCTCGAGCTTCACGGCCATCCCCGGCGCGATCTCCGGGTAGAGCAGCGTCTCGAACGACACGCTCGCCCGCGCGCCTGGTTTGTCAGGGACGCTGCGCTCGGGTGAGCCGACGAGCCCGGTCGCTTCGTTGACGAGGATCGCCTCGCCAGGCCGGAGCTTTCCGTCGGCGAGCACGACCAAGGTACCATCCTGGATCGACCAGCTGTAGCCGTACGGAGCAAGTAGCCGCGTGAGGATGTCGCGCGTCGGCCCGTGCATCGAGATGCCAGTCGCGAGCGCTTGCTTCAGCTCGGGGCTGCGCTCGATCTCGGGAGGCAGCGTCAAACCCATGGAGGCGGCGGCATCGCCGAGCACCTGACTCACACGGATCGGCGGTTTGTAGCTGCGGGTCATGCGCGCATGCGCGAAGGCACGCATCCCGTCGCGCACCTCGACCGACGTGACAACATCGGACCCGTCGATGCGCGTGTGCGAGAACCGGAGATCTCCGGTGAACAGCAGGCGCGCGGCGCCATCGTAGCCGCCGTGGAGCCATATCCTGACCGGCGTACGCTCGAGCATCCCGCGCGTGTGGTCGTTCAGGTTGTACAGCTGCAGGCTGCACTTGTTCGGCTCCTTGCCGAGGTTCTTCGTTACCGAGAAGGCCACGCGCATGTCGACGATCTCGACGGCATTCCCGAGCGTCTCGAAGAACTGCGGATTCTGGCCGACGAAGCCCGTCGGCTGCGCCGCGATGACCACCTTCCACGTCTTGCGGAACAGGCGCGCCACTACCAGTAGCTCCCGAGCCGGCGGATCAGCTCGTCGATGGGCATGTAGACCAGGATGACGCGCTCGCCAAGGTCGTCGTACGTGGCATCGCGGCCAGTCCCGCTCGTGTCCTGCATCATGAACACGCCGCGCTTGAACAGGCGGTGGTTGGAGCGACGACCGAGGTAGGCGCCGAGCACCAGCTTGATCCCGAGCACGATCGGCTGTTCGTTCGCCTCGAGCACATCCATGTACCAGGCCGCATCGCGCGAGTTCCATCGGACGTCGAACAGGTAGGGCGTCGACTCGATGGTTGCTCCGAAGCGGTAGTTGCCGCCGAGTCGCGGCAAGAGCGGCATCTCGAGGACCGGTGATCGAGGATTGGTGAGCGCCATGGGTCAGCCTGTGCTCCACGGTGGATCTTCGCCGTCCTTCGGGCGGCGGCGGAACTGGACGCCCTTCCAGCGGTTCTCGCCGGGCGGGACCTTGCGGACCGTCTTGCCGGTCTGCGTGTCCTTCCACTCGTTGGAGCCGTCGTCCCACTCGACATCGTGCCCGTCGATGCGCTGTTCGATCTGTGTGGAGCTGCCGCCCACGCCGTATTGACGACCGAATCTGTCGATGCCGACCGTGCGAGCGAAATAGTAGTCCTTGCCGTCGGGCGCGCGCTGGACATAACCGTCGGCGATCTGCTGATCGCCCTGAAGCGGGTAGTGGTCGATCACGTCGATCGTGAACGGATCCTTCTTGCCGCCCGTCGTGAGGCGCTGCTGACGTGTTGTCGTGAGGATCGGCTCGCCGAGGCTTTGGCGCAGGGTCGCTCGCGAGCGCGCGTCCCAGCTCGTCACCCAGCGCGGCCGCGACTCGAACGCCTTGGGAACGGGCTTGCCGTTGATGCCGTGCATCGGTTGTCGGTTGCCGCCGTTCGCTTTGCCCGTGGCGTTGGGGACTGCGACGCGAACGGTCACGCGCTCATTCGTGACGAGCGTGACCTGTCGGAACGTCACCGTGAACTTGAGCGCCTTTCCGGTCGACCGATCGCGCGGCACGCCGATATGTGTCAGCGCCATCCGTTCGAACTTGCCGAGGCTCGTTTCGATGGTGACGAGCTCGCGCGCGTCGCGGATGGCGACGATCCGGGTGTACGCGTCGCGGGACGGTAGCGGCGTGCCCGCACCGGCCTGGCGCGTGGCGTCCTGGGCGATCGCGCCGATCGGCGTGTCCGAGACGATGCCCTCCAGCGTGATCTCGAGTGGCTTGTTGCGGATGTTGTCCGAAATGTCCGCGCCGTTCTCGACGGGATACTCGGTCACCTCGGAATCGAAGCTATGTTCCTCAGTCAGCGCGAGATCGATGGGGTATCCGTCGATTCGGATCATGTCACACCGCCCCGCAGCGCATCGAAGGCCGCGCGGCGAGCTCGCTGGTCATGCTCGACGATGCGTCGCGCGAGGTCTTCGCCGGACTCTCCGGGCTGCTGCGTGATCTGGAAGGTATTCGACACGCTTGCCATCATCGTGGTGCCGGCAGACGGCGCGGACGCGCTCTGCAGCTGGCTGAACGCCGCGCTCGTTGCCGCGCTCATTACGCCGGAATCTGCGACCTTGTCGACCACGAATTCGGCGCCGCGCACGATGTGACCGATGACCGGGATATCTTTGATCTCGGACCAGATCGCCGAGGCGGTATCCTTCGCCTTCTGGATCAGGGTGTCGAACGCGCCGACGACCGCATCGACGATTGCGTCACCCATCGAGCGGAATGCGTCGGAGATCTGGCCTGGAATCGACTTGAGGAAGTTCAAGAAACCGCGGGCCTTGTCGGTGATCCAACGCCACACGTCGGCCGCAACGCCCTTGCCCGTCGTGAACGACTTCCACAGGTCCATGACGACCAGTGCCAGCGCGGTCAGCGCTGCGACCGTCGCGAGGATCGGCAGCTGCGCAGCGATCCATGCGATCGCCATCTGGGTGCCGAGTGCGATCAGGACCAGCGCGAGCGCCTCGAGCACCTCGCGATGATCGAGCAGAAAGCCGACAACGATCCCGACGACATCGGCCGCCATCGCGAACGCCGCGCCCACGGCGGCACCGAACTCGCGGATCTGCTCGCGATGGGACTCGACCCACTTCGTGACCGCCTGCACCGCGCGGCCCAGCGCCTCCATCAGCCCCGTCGAACGAACGAACTCGGCGGCGGCGAGCGTCAAGTTGTTCTTCAGGACCGTCCAGCCCTGCGCTGCCGTGGCCGTCGAGGCGGCGAACTTCTGGCGGATCGAGTCGCTGGCATTCTCGAGCGCGCTGACAACGACCTTGGACGTGATCTTGCCCTCGGAGCCGAGCTTTTTCAGCTCGCCGCGTGACACGCCCATCTCCTTCGCGAACAGGTCCATCAGGTCGGGCAGCTGCTCGGCAATCGACCGGAACTCGTCGCCCTGCAGCGCGCCGCTCGCGAGTCCCTGCATCAGCTGGAGCGTGCCCGCCGCCGCTTCGTTCGCGGACGCGCCGCTGGACTGGAGCGCCATGTTGAGTGTCTCGACGAGCGCGAGCGCGCGGTCCGTCGAGAGCCCCATATCCTTCGTGGCGTTCTTGAGCCGCACGAACGCCTCGCCTGTCGACTTCCAGTCGCTGCGGGTGGCGTTTGCGATCGCGCGGGTGCGATCCATCAGATCGTTCATCTCCTCGGTGGATGAACTGACCTGACGGATGCGATTCTCGAGTTCGGTATAACTGTCGCCAAGCACCATGGCGCCGGCGCCAAGACCCGCCGCCGCGGCGGCGCCCCACTTCGCAACCTTTCCCAGCCCCGACTGGATGCGATCGATGGCGGCCTGGCCGCGCTCCCATTTCGAGGCATCGACCTTCAGGCCGAGGACCGCGAAGAGCTCAGCGACGACCATGGTCACTCCTTCGACGGACGCGTGGCGTCCATCTCATCGAGCAGAAGGTTCCACAGGTCCACATCGTCGAGGCTCAGGTCTTCGAGGATCTCGCGGTTCGTCGCCACGCCGGCCAGCACGAGCCGGTACGGGTTCGGGTAGATCAGGTGCTCGGGCTGGAGACGGTCTGCACGGAGGCGCCCTTTGCGCGCTCGCTCAACGTCCGGAGGGCGCTCGCGGGAAAAAAACGCTCGAACGTCACCCTCCCGGCGAAGAACAGTGCGGGCAAGAACGCGTCGGGCCGCTCCTCGAACACGGCGTTGCGGTCCGACTCCTTGAGGAGTTCGTAGCGGATTAGGTCGCCCTTGAGGTCGGCCATCACGACCGTCGTCGAGGCAAGCAGCTTCGGAGCGAGTCGCTCGAGGCGGCCCTGGCCAAAGTGCTCGACGACCGGCACGAGCCCTGGCAAGAGTGCCGTGATGTCGACGTCCTTGAGCTTGCCCTTGAGGAACGCCGGGCCGAGTTCGCGCGCCGCGATCGATACGATCAGCGCCACCTCGGGAAGCAGCGCCTGCGCGGCCGGGAATGGCAGCGGCTGAGACGTGAACTTGAGGCCCAGGATCTCCTGCTCGACGGGTTGACGACCGCGCATCAGAAGTCTCCCGCGGCGCCGACGTTGATCTCGCACTCGCCGGTATCGAACACCCACTGACGGGCGAGCAACTCCTTGCCGAACTCGACCTTGGCGGTCTTCATGATCCACGCCTCGACCGTCTTGATTGCGGTCGTGCCGTTGAGGTCCTCGATCGTGAGCGTGCCGACGGGCAGGTAATTCCGGCGCGCGTCCGGAACGAGCTTGCTGAGCTCCTCGTTGGTCGGCGAGCCCTGGACGAACGTCGCGGTGATCTTTGCGCCGCGATTCGCGTTGAGCACGGCGCTCGCGGTCCCGTCGCCGCCGACGTGCTTCGTGACGTGATCCTCGTCGTACTCGGCCTCCAGGAACGTGCCGTCCATGTAGCCGACGAACTGGACCGAGAACTCGCGTCCTCCGATCGACCCCTTGAAGGAGCCGGTGATCTTCTTCGGGTTGTACTTGAGCAGCATCGTGGCTCCTTCAGAACGAGACGGTCACGTCGACGATGACGCTATGGGTAGCGCCCTGCAGGCGGAACGAGATGGCACAGTCGGGCAGTTGGCGCAGCGCGCGGAGCGACGGATCGATGTCGCGCACTCGCGGGAACGTGACGGTCGGGACCGGATCGTCCGGATCCCCAGGCGTGCCCGGCGCGATGATCGTATATGCGTCGCTCATGCCCTCGATGACGACGCCCTCCGCGGCGCCTTTGATCTCGGCGATGTCCTCGTCGGTGTAGGCCACCTTGTTCTTCGCTACGAAGACGCCGAAAATTCGCTTCTGGAGGCGATCGAGGAACCAGTCGAGCGCGGTCGTGACGTCCGCGAAGCCGAACATCGCGTTGCCGACCTTGCCCTCCCACGTGATCGAGCGGCCCGCTTCGCGCTTGTAGTAGGTCATCTTGCGCGCGTCGAGATTCGCCATCTGCGTGGCGGAGAACGTCATCACCGGCACGCCAGACAGCGTCTTGTAGGCAGCGGTCCACTTGCCGGGGTTGAGCGGCGCGAGCCGGCCCATTAGCGCCGCGCCGGCCATCGCGGCGGGGCGGCTGTGGTATACGGGGACGGTGCGCTTCAGTTCAAGCGCGAGCAGATCGTCGCCGATCTCCGAGTTGCCGCTCGCGGTGTTCTCGCACTCGGTGTTCGAGACGTCCGGGTAGTACATCTTCCCATTCGCCTCGACCCAGTTCGCCGCGGCGAGCACCATCGCGTCGCTGTTGAACAGCGTGTGCAAGTAATACCAGCTCGAGTCCTCGGTCTGGATCGCGGCAAGGTCGGTCGCGATGCCCGGGTCGGCGTGGTCCTGGGACGCCGAGAGGATCGATCGGTCGAGCATCTCGAGGCTGAACCACTCGCCAGGGGCGTCGCCGGTAACCGTGAACGGCAGTGCGGGGCTCGTGGCCGCGTTGGGGGTAATCGTGTGCACACCGGTCCCATCGTCCGCGATCAAGACGTAGGTGTTCGCGAACGCATTGGCGCGAGACGTGGCGAGCCGGAACGTGTTTGCGTCGACGCGGATAACGAAGTAGTCGGTGAGCGGCGCGAGTCCGGTCGGCAGCGCCCCGCCAGCGTTAGTGAGCTGGTACGGGCCGTCGCCGGTCTGGAAGCCGTGTGCGTTCTTGGTGAACGTCTCGGTTGCGTTCGTCGCCGTGAACGTCCCGGCCAACGCGGTCGCGGGTGCAAACGCCGCGGTGAAGTTCTTTCCGACGACCGCGTTTAGCCCGGTGACGAGACCGTTGTGGATCTCCGCGACCGACGCAGCAGCATCCGATTCGTACTCGACCTCCGTCGCCGTCACGCCCTCGCCGATCACGCCGATGCGGTACGGGTACGAGTTGCGGACGTCGATCGCCTCGACCAGGTAGCGCTGCGTTGGCGCGAGGTCGCCGCGGATCAGCATGAGCTGCATCGGGTGCGGCGACTGTCCGAAGATGCGAGAGGCGGCGATCGCCTCGGGCGAATCCGCGGCGAATCCGTCCGCGATGACATCGGCGAGCCGGTTGTAGAGGCGGCGCCGCTCGGGGAAGACGTTCTTGTACGTGAGCACACCGATCAGGCCGAAGCCGGCCAGTGCGACGCCCGCGTTGTTGACGGACAGGGTGACTTGAACATGCGTGTCGAGGGACATGGCTTCTCCTCAGGGGGGCGGCGGGTTGGGGATCCACGTCTCAAGCACGAACTCGTCGCCCGCCGGGTTCTTCGCAGTCGTGGTGACATGGACGCGCTCGATGAACGTGACGAAGTCGCTGACCTCCGAGCTCAGGTGCAGGTCGACGTCGACGGCCGCTCGCGACTTGAGCAGGCCTCCCGCGCCGCCCTGATCGATGCGCGTCATCGCGCTGATCGGACCGATGCCGATACCTGCGATGTCGAGCGATTCGGCGTGGAGCGCGATGCCGGCGATCACGTCCGCGAGCACCTTCGAGGCCGTGGTCGCGTCCGCGAAACACTGGAGCCCGAGCGTCACGACTCGATGCCCGCGCACCTTGCGCAGGAGCTCGGCGCCCGGCTGCGGATCGGGCGCGTCCTCGGTCGTGATCCACTCGTCCCCGATTGTGCGCAGCGAGGCGAGCCGCATTGCGATGTACGTCCCGTCGGGACGCGGCCCACCTTGGTCCACCCAGATCACGTGGTCCGCGGCGAGGCCCGACGCCGTCCGCACCCACGCGTGCAGCGCGTCCTCGATCGTCGACCAGGCGATGGCGGGCACACTGCGACGCTATCGACGACGTCTTGGGCGGTCGATTTGCTACGGCCCGGCGAGGTCGCGCTGAAAATAGGCGCGCCAGTGCGTGCCGCCGAGGCCCTGCCACCGCTCAGACCGGATGCAGATCCACGTCTCGCCGTCGAGCGTGAGGCGATCCGGCTCGATGCCAGGTGCGCGCGTCCGGATCTCCGTCTCGGTGTAGACGACGAGGGTCTCCTCGCCGCGCTGACTCTCGGGCAGGTCCTGCAAGGTGCGGCCGGTGACGGGCTGGATTGAGGCGACGATCTCGACGGTCGACGGGGCGCCCGGCGTGTATCGGCCATTCACGTAGGCGCCCGCGGTTCGGCGGGTGACGGTGTACGTGCCCGTCCGCAGCGACGAGATGACACCTCGCAGCGCCATCAGTCCACCACGACGAAGGTAATCGAGTTGACGAGCTGGCCCGTGTCGACGAGCGGTCGGCTAGAGCCCTTGCGCTTGATCGTGATCGGGGCGAGCGGCGCGAGATTGGAGCCGCGCGTGATGTACGTTTTGACCGCGCCGGCACCCCACGCGCCGATCAGCTCGAGTGCGCGACGGGCGTCCATCTTCCCCGCGAGGATCGCCTTGCACGCCTTGACCTGCATCGCGATGAGCTTGTCACGCTGATCGCGGAACGTCGCGCGCAGAAACGAACGCTCCGGGATGTGGCCGTCCTCGGTGCCAAACTCATGGACCGCGGCTACCTCGGCGTTGGTCAGGCCGTCGTGGTCGTCATCTGCGGCCTGGCCGACGACGCCGACCTTGGCATGCTTGTCCGCGATGCCGTCGATGCGCCGGACGAGCTCGCGCCAGACCTTGTCGTTGATCTCGACGTTCTTGGTCACGACACAACCGGAAGGCGCGTCCGCGAGGTTCGCAGCAGCGCCGCGAAGCTCTGGCCATACGTGGTACTGCCCCATGGCCCACCGAACGCGTCGGTGGCGAACGTGGTCGCGTAGCTACGCGACAGCCCGCCAGCCGACTCGGACGTGACCGGCCCGGCGATCACTGCGCCGCCTGACATCGCTACCGTGCCATAATGCGCTGCGAGGAGCACGCGCGCGAGCCGCAGCTTCGGCGATTCCTCGCCGCCGAACACGCGAACGTTGAGCGCCGTGTTCACGTGGTCGAGAATCATCGTCTGCGCCGTAGCGCCGAGCGTTCCCAGCTCGGGTGCGATCGCGACGACGTCCGGCCACGTGATCGCGGCCATGATCAGCCCCCGCTGGTCGCGCCCGGCGCGGTCAGCTTCTCGAGCTCGGCGAGCTGGTCATCGTCGAGGTCATCGAGCGAGATGTCGCCCGACTCCAAAGACCCGGGCAGGGTCGCTGCCGCATGCGGCGCGGCGGAGACGGGCGCTTCGACCGGATCCGGGCGCTCGATTACGCGATCGCCGCGCTGGCGGCGCACAGCCGCCTCGGCCGCAGAGATGCGAACCCACTCGGTGCCGTTCCAGTATCGGTAACCCATCGTCGCGGACCCAGGAATTGCACCTGGTTCTGGTGGGTATGAGCCACCCGGGTTGCTGTCTCCCTCGCCCGCAAGGCGCCGCAGCACTCCGCTGCGGCTTGGCCGGCTCGTCCGGCGTACGAAGATCGCTACGCGCCCAGCTTCATGTAGCTGAACGCCACCGCGTACCGAATCACCGTGCCGCCCGACGCCGCGTGGCACGGAACGTCGATGTTCAGGCCGTTGGCCTGCGGCGGCTCCTCGGTGTAGTAGCGCGCGGTCGCGTGACCGAGCGCTGCGGGGTTGAGCGGGTAGCACACCGCGCGGCCCTCGCCTGCATCGATGCCGTCGAGATACGACCACTCCGACACGCCCGAGACCCACTCGCGGTTGTTCGCGAGGAAGACATCGAGGATGGACTGCGGATAGTTCGCGCTCGCCGGGGTCTGCTTGATGAACGCGTAGTCCTCCGTCGGCAGCAGCACCTGGAACTGGTCGAACGCCGGGATGCCCTCGCCGTCGGGCGACTCGGTCGCCTGCTTGAGGCGCAGCCGAGTCTCGGCGACGAGCTTGTTCAGGCTCGCGAGCTTGTCGGCCGCGGTCGCGAATGCATTGACGGGCGCCACCGAATTGTTGGCGAGAATGACCGGATCGTTGAGCAGGCCCGTGTAGCCGAGCTCTGCGTCGCCGAGCGCGATCCGCCGGTCGAGCTTGCGCTTGATCGTCGACATCGCCGCGATCACGGTGACATCGTCGAGCGGAACCCCCTTGGCCGCCGCAGCGCGGATATCGTCGACAGTCCAGCCGTAGGATGCGCCGATCGGGGTGATGCGGCGCGTGTACGGCGTCCGCTTGACACCGACGCGCGGCAGATCGCGAGCGTTGTCGCCGTACGTGGCGGCCTCGCCCGTGATGCTCCACATCGAGTACTCGTAGGAGCGATCGTACGGTGCGATGCCCTGGATCGGCGGTACGAAGCTCGTCGCCTTGAGTCCGGCGAAGAGCTCCATGTACTTCTTCGGATCGACCGACGTGAGCTCGCGCTCGAGGAACACGGTCGTCGCGGAGTCGAGACGCGGGTCGTTGACTTTGTGCTTCATGGCCGTGCTCCTTACACGTCGTTCGTGGCGCGGGCGATGTGGTTCATCTCGACGTGCAGGACCGCCACGCCGAAGCCGGTGTCGGGATCGACCGCGCCGCCCTTGACCCACCAGAACGCGTCCGAGGGCAGGAGGATGCAGTCGGTTGCGTCCTGGCTCGTGAGGAACGCGCCCGCGACCTCGCCCGGGCCCGCGACGCAGCGGACGCGCACCGGATCGCCGACGTCGACGTCCTCCTCGATCAGGACCACGTAGTCGCCGGTGCGGCCGACGCCCGCCGGGGTGTCCGGCGTGAGCGCCTCGAGCTCGGCCGTGCCCACGGCGAGCTTTGTGATCTCCTTCTCGGAGAGGTGATGGCCGCGCGTGACGATGCCGAGCGCGCTCGCCTTGTCGGCCTGCGCCGCGATGCGAAGCATCGATCGCTCGGTCGTGCCGCGCTTGACCATCGTGCCGACCACGATCGGGTTGGCCGCCTCGGCGTTGATCGCGGTCTTGATGTCGCCGTCGGTCGCCGTGTAGAGGTCGGCGATATCGCCGGGCGAGCCGATAAGGGGTGCGCTGAGAACTTCGGTCTGCATGGCTTATCGCCCTTCCGCCGCGTCGCGGCCGTTCTTGAGGGTGGTCTTCCACCGGTTCTTCTCGTACTCCTCGTACGACTCGCCCTCGTCCTTGCGCTCGGTCTCGCGCGTCCGCGACATGATCTCGCCGACGCGCTGCTGGCTCTCGACGTTCTTCGCTGCGAGCGCGACAAGCGTGTTGTACTGGCCGCGCAGCTCGGCGTCGGAGACGCTCTTGACGTCCGTGCTCGCGTCGAGGCGCTTGACGACGGCTTCGTGGATCGCGCGGTCCGTCATGTCGTCCATGCGGAACTCGGCGCCCATGATCCGGCCGGCCTCGCGCTCGAGCTTGGCGCGCGCGCGCACCGCTGTGGCGAAGGTCTCATCGAAGCGCTTGACCTTGGCCTCGGCCTCATCGGCGCGCTGCTTCTCCTTCTTGACCGCCTCGCTCTCGGCGGCTGTCGCGTTCGTTGCGATCAGCGCCTCGAGCTCGGCGATCCTCGCCTTGAGCGTCTTGTTCTCGCCGCCGAGCTCGTCGATGCGAGCCTGAAGTTCTTCGGGCGTCTTCATGGCACCACTCTCCTTGACTGCGCGATCGCGGTCGATTTGCTGGTCCGCTCGCGGCGCCGCGTAGCGGGTTTCGTCGAGAATCGTGTGCGTGTGCCCGGCTGCTTCGCCGATCGTGATCGTGCCGTCCGGTGCCCGCACCCACGGATGCTCGTGGCCCACGTCGGCGCCCTCGGCCACAGCCCACGAGGTGCAGCCCGATTGCCCGCTCATGCCGGGTCCGTAGTCGTGCTGCAGGTCGATTAGGTGCTGATGACCGTCGACCGAGCTGGTCAGGCGAGCGAGTCCGTCGGCGCGCTGCTCGGCGGCGCCGTCCATGCGGATTCGCGCCGCATTGCCGGCGCGGGGCGTGACCGCTGCGGCGAGGTGGTTGATCACAAGGTTGCGCTGGATCGCGTCGTACCGGCCGAACTGCGGATGCACGCCCGGCGTCTCGTCGAGGTCGACCGAGTAGCCGACCGACAACCCCGTGTCGCCCCGCTCGACCTTGCGGATCAGCTTCGGGTCCTTGATGACGATCGAGGTGACGACGAAATCTCCGTCGCGCCACGCCCTCGCCGTGACCGTGCCCTTTTCGTACTGGGCGACGTTCTCGGCGGTGACCATGACCGGCGGATGCCCGTCGGTGAGCGGTGCGCCCTCGAAGCCTGCGAGCGCGTCCTCGCGAAACACCTCCTCGGGAAGGCGCAGCTCGCGACGGATCGATCCGTCCTCGTTCAGGTACTCGAACACGCCGATGCGGCTCGCGTAGCCGTCGACGCGGAGAAATCCCTGCGGCGTCCGCGACGGCTTGCGGAGGCTGCCATGATCGACACGGAATGCCTTGGCCACGACCCAACGCTACGGAGCCCGGCGTGTGCGGTCGAATTGCCGCTTACCGCCTGGCGCGATGCGCTAGACTTCCGCCGATGCCAGCTCCCACGCGCGAGGCGGCATTCCTCGCACTTCCGCCCAATGACATCCCGGCGCTCGTGCGCTTCTACGAGCAGTACGGGGTCGACGCGGACGAGGCGGCGAGCATGTTGTGGATGGTCGACGACCGCGCCGAGCTCGAGCGGCTCATGGCGTCGTGGGACATCGCCGATCGCGGCGAGACGCCACGGCCGCCTCGCGCTACGGCATCGGCGCCGACCACGACGCCCTGATCGCGGCCTGGATCTGTTGCGGTGTGGCCGTCGTGCGTCCACCGAGTCGCTGGTGCACGAGGTCGGCGAACGTCTGCTCGGTGTCGCGGTCCACGACGGCGCTCCGCTTGAAGTCCTCGGACGCCTCGAGCATCACGTTCCACGCGCGATCGAAGTCTACGCCGGTGGCGGTGGAGATGCCGCGCGCGGTCTGGTGCAGCCACATCTCGTAGCCGTAGGCGTATTCCTGTCCGCGACCAGGTGCGCCGCGAAGATCCACGCCGAACTGGTCGCGCATGAGCTTGCGCGCCGCACTCTCGGTCGTGATCTCCTCGATGCGGAGGTGGATCGGGTTCTTGAAGCCGAGCGCCGGCACGCGGCCGTAGCCGTGCAGTGTCTCGTGGACCAGCGCCTCATAGCGCGTCGCCTGCCGGATCAGCCTCGCGCCGTCGCTCTTCGGGTCGGGCGGATCGCTGCGCCGACCGGCGAGGAAGTCGTCGCGATGCTTCTGGAAGTCCGCGATCGCAGCGCGCACCTTTGCCGGATTCCGGCGCCATGCCTTTGCGAACGCCTGTCCGTCGCGCGCGGCCCCGGCGGCGATACGGACGTTGCCACTTCCGGGCATGTGATCGCCGAGGACCTTCGGGGGCAGCTTGGCAACGGTGGTCGTCGATGCGTCGGTCACCCAGGCCCGCCGCGCGAAGCTGCGCCCGGCCAGGTCCGTCTCGATCTCGCGGCGCGCCGTGGGCAGGTCGCCATCGGCCATCGCATGGACGGTTCGGTCTGCGGCAGTCGGCAGCGGAGCGGGCGGTGTCGGTGCCGGAGGGACTGGAGCCGGTCGCGATCGCCTCGGCGCGGCCGGAACTGGAGCTCGGCGAGGGCGACGCGGTGTTGGTGCGGCGGGAGACGGCGCCGGTGGTGTCGACGGGCCATCGTCACCGAGGAGCTTGTCGATCTCGTCGAAGATCGGCTCCTGGTAGCAACGGCAGTTGATCGGCTCGCCCGGAAGTCCCTCGCCGGGCGGGTCATCGTAGTCGAACACTTTGCCGTCCAGCTCGCGGTGCTCGGGTCGCACGCGCTGGTCGTTCATCGAGCGCCACGTGAACTGCGTCAGCCCGAGCTCCTGGTGGCGCGCTGCCGTGATCTGGCCGGTGAGCGTGCCAATCTGGTCGCGCGCGATGAGACGCGCGTGGCGCTCGGAGATGCCGTACCGTTCCGCGATCTCGCCTGCGACGTTCTCGGCCCGCTCGCCGCGGGTGAACGCGCGCGACACGATCTTGTTCACGTCGTCGAGCGTCTTGTTCCCGAGCGAGCGGATCAGCGTGACGTTCTCGCCGACGAAGTCGTCGATCAGCGCCGGCACGCGGCGATCGAGCGTGACCAGATCGACGCCGATCGCGGCCTGGACCTGCCGGCGCAGCTCGGCGCGATGGTGATCGCTGATCCGCTGACCCATCTGCCCGGCCAGCCGCTCGAGCTCGACCACGTTCATCGACCGGTCCAAGGCGCGCCGCGCGCGATCCATGAGGTCGCGAGCGCGCCGCGCCTCACCCTCGTCGCGCCGGACTTGACCGCGCGCGCTCGCGGCACGCTCGAGCAGACGAGGCAACTCGTCGAGCAGCGGAGCGATCTCGTCGCGCACGTCGACGATCCGCGCGATCGCCTTCGCGTACTCGACCTCGATGAGCGTCGGCCACCGGAACCGCGGCATCCGGCGCCGTCGGGTCGCGAGCCCGGAGCGACGGTACTGCTGGATGACGGCCGCGGTGTTGGCCGCGCCGCCCGTGACCAGAACCGGCATCAGGCCACCTCGGGCCGCTCAGTCGGCTGCTCCTCGGTCCGGGCCACGCGTCCCATCGCCTCGAGCGCGGCGTCGTCGAGATCAGCGGCGCGTTCCTCGTCGAGCTTCGCCTGTTCCTCGCGCGCCTTCCAGTCGATCACCATCTCGGGCGAGTACGTGTCACCCTTCCACCGCGACGTCGCGATGTCCTCGGGGCTCGCCGCACCGATGTCGAAGTAGATCTTGTCCGTCTCGGCGACGATCTTGCGCGTCTCTGCCTGCTCCTTTTCGCTCGGCGTCAGGAGCGGACGAAACTCGACGGACCACGCCTTGGGCTCCTTGCCCCGCGTTGGCCCGGCCGACGCCAACAGCAAGAGACGGTAGATCTGCTCGACGCGCGGCTTGTACTCGGTCGCCTGGTCGTTCTCGATCGTGGCGTACCAGTTGCGCACGTCCATGTCGCCGGTCGCATTGAGACCCGCCGGCGACATCCCCATCAGCACCGTCACCGGGTGCTCGGTCGCCGCCGCGACGTACTGCGCTTGCTGGATCAGCACGTCCGAGAGCCCGGCGAGCGAACCTCCGCGCGGCGTGAACCGGTCCTTGGCGTCGATCACGCCGACCCGCAGCGTCGAGTTGGCGATCTCGAACGCGCGCATGCGCTTCGCCATGATCTCTTCGCCGCCGTCGGCCTGGGCGGCGAGTTCGGCCCAGCCGTCGAACTGCAGCACGTCGCGTCCGAAGTTGTGGAGGATCGTCGTCGCGCTGCCCCACGACAGGCCGTAGTCGCGGATCGCGGCGTACGGCTTTGACAGTTCCGAGTCGCCCCAGCCCTCGCGCTGCCCGGGCTGCGTCTGCACCGAGACGCGCGTTCCCGGAAAGATCACGAGCCGCGACTCGTGGATTAGCTGACCCCATGCACCAGCCGCGCGGCTCGCGACAAGCGGCATGAAGCGCCAGATCTCGGGCTGCCCGAACTTCGGATGCGAGAGGTCCGTGTAGTAGCTGACCGGCTGCAGCTGCCGCGGCTCGAGGACGTGCAGCGCCTTGACGTCGGCGATCCTGGTCTCGTCGAGCGGCTCCGAAAGATCGCCGAGCGCGCCGTCGAGCACCGGGAAGATCGCGGCGCCGCCATATGCGCGGCGATACTGCCCGGCCTTCACCAGCGCGGCGTCGACGCCGAGTTCCTCGGCCTTCGCGACGACCTTCTCCGCGATCTCCTTGTCGTCGAGCTTGAGCTCGTAGCCGCGCCGGAACGCCTCGCGGGGGCGCGTCTCGATGACGCGCGCGCAGAGCCACTCCGACCGCCACAGCTGAATCGCCTCGAGATCGGTGACGATGTCGACGCCGTACCGCGTCAGCAGTCGCCGGTCGTAGGCGGTTCCGTGGCCGGAGGCCTCGTTGATCCAGCCGTCGCGGCGCTCCAGCTTCCGCGGACGGCCCTTCGGGTTGCCGCTTTGCCCCGGCTTGAACGAGCCCTTGTTCGCCATCTATTCCACACGGTCGCGGAACAGGCCGGCGCGGTCGAAATCCATCCTGTAAAACAGCATGGGAACAGGCTGGAACAGGCTTAACTACTGGTCCCACGACCGGACGTCGTCGTCGGTGCCCTCCTTGCCATCGGGGCCTACAGACACGACCGCAAATGCCGGACCGGGCACGAGCTGACCGTCGCACACCGTCTTCGCGCCGGCAGGCAGCTGATCGCCACAGGCCATCTGATACGGCCGCCCCCACGGATCGACAGCATTCGGGAGCCGTCGGAGCGCGGTGAGCTCGTCGACGCTCTTCGGGCACGCGCCGCGGTTGAGCTGCTGCCAGCCCGGCCACGCCTCGCACGTGTACCAGCACGCTGCGCGGCGAGCCGCTTGTACCTTCGGATCGGCGGCGGTGAGCTGATCGCACATCGGGCTCGACATCGCCTCGGCGCGCGGCGCAACAGCGTCGGCTGATGCTGCGCTCGGTGCCGGCGCGGGCGTTGCCTCGTTGGGCTTCTTCTCGCCGCCGCACGCCATCGCAAGGAGGACCATGACCGTGATCGGGCTGCGCATGCCCGGGACGGTATTACACCCGGCTCAGCGCCTTCCAGCGGCGCCGCACATCCGTCGGCGCGTACCGGATCAAGAGCTGGCTCAGCGCATCGACGCGGTCATCGTGCTGGCCGTTGGGAAACATCCCGTGCTCGCCAAGGAACGCGTCGATCCACGGGGCGCCGTCGAGCAGGTACACCATGCCCGCCTCGAGCTGCGGCAACGACGCAACGACGCGATCCGTCTTCTTGCCGTGCTCGCGCGGGTTGATCTCCTCGACGACGACGGTGCGGAGCGCGCCTTCGTTGATCTCCTTGCGCAGCATCTCCGTGATCGGCCCGCCGGCCGCTGCCTTCTCGATGAGCACGCGCTTGACGTCCGGGTACGTCGCGAGCAGCGCGCGGATCGCCGCGATCGTATCGAGGAACGACATCCGCCGGCTCGCGTCGCACAGCACGTACCGCTTGGGGCCCGCACCGGCGACCACCAGCAGGCCGACGTTATCGGCGGTCTCCTCGACAGAGCCGAACGTGGCGTCGACGCTGATCGTGGTCCAGTCGAGTCGCTCGGGCAGATCCGCCATCGTGAAGCGCCGGAACCATGCGCGCTGGATGATGCCGCCGGCGAGCGGCGCGGGTCGCTGCTGGTACTGCGCCGCATAGGCGTAGCTACCGCGCTCGACCTTGATCTGTTCGAGGACGGCCGGCGGAAACCGGCTCGGCTGGAGCATCTCGCCCGCGACGGTCCGCGGATCCCGCCAGCCGTACGGCGACACAATGACGCGCTCCGGCTCGAACTCCATCGGGAGGCACAGATGCCCCCAGCCCTGCCCGAGCACGTGCGATCCGAAGTCGCGCTCGCGCACGAGCTGCATGATGCAGGTGCGGATCGAGTAGCGCGCATCGGTGAGCCGCGAACTGACCGCCACGTCCCAGCCATCGATCACCTTCTGGATCGCGGCGTCGGTGTCGCGCGGATCGTGCGGGTCGTCGACGAGCAGCCAATCGAAGCCCTCGCCGACGACGTTCGACTCGAAGCCGCGCGCCATTCGCGCTCCGCCGGCGGTCGTGCCGAAGTTGCTCACACTCGACTGGTCGTCGCGGATGCGCCACGTCGGACGGAATGATTGCTGATACCAGTCCGACTGGATCAGCGCGCGCGTCGCCAGCGCGTTCTGGAACGACACGCGCGGGTTGACGCTGAGGCAGCCGATCTTGATCGTCGGCCACCGCATCAGCGCCCACGCGGTCGCGCAGACGGAGACGAGCGTCGACTTGAGGCACCGGGGCGGGATGTTGATCAGCAGGTCGCGGCACACCTGCGGCGCGCCGGTTTCGCGCGCAGCAGCCCACTCCTCGAGCTGGCGCTGCACGTGGTCGCACACCGCGTCGATGTGCCAGTTCGGCTCGAATGGCACGCCCATGTTGAGGGACTTCCAGGCGTAGCGGACAAACGCCGAGAGCTTGCGTCGGGCGAGCTCGGCGCGGGCCGCGAACGCGATGGCGCGGCGCCGCTCAGGCGTGTCCGGTGCCATCATCGCCGAGTCCTTCGTCGACGACGGCGAGCGCAGCGAGTTGCTCCTCGGTCAGCGGGCGCAATGCCGAGGCCGGCACGCTGTTGAGCTGCACGTCGCCGGTGACGTCGACCGCCTGCCTCGGCTTGCCCTCGGTTCGATCGAGCAGCGCGATCGACGCGGCGGCGCGGTCGCGCGCCTTCTCCTTCTCGTTCGTGGCGATATCGATCAGTACCTGCAGCGGGATGTCCCGCCCCGTGTACTTCTGGCCGTCGCGCGCGATGTACTCGCGACGCTCGAGCGCTTCCTTGGCGCGCCGCTCGGCGCCTTTTTCGCGACCGCCCGGATTGCCGGACTGGCCCGGCTTGAACCTTGTGTCGCTGCTGGCCATGGCTCCAAGATGCGGCACTCGCTACGCTTTCCGCGATTTGTGGCGCGCACGCACTTCGTCGAGCCACCGCTCGGCGCGCTCGAGCCGGGCAAGGGCGGCGGCCATCACGCCGTCGCGCTGGATCTTCGGCATAGCGAGCACCTCCTCGGACCGCGCATAGGCGAGGGCGGCTTTCGCGCGCTGGATCTCCTGGATGGCGAAGTCGAGGTCCTGATCGTCGAGCAGCGACGTGGGTGGCTTGCCCCGCTTCGCCTTGCCGCGGTATCGGTTCCAGTTCGTGCCCGGGTCGACCCGCCACACCTGCGGGATCGCGGCGCGGTTGTTATCCCGATTGTTAGCAGTCGTCGCCGGCAAATCGTTCACGCGCGCGCGACACGCAGCGCAGCGGTACGTGGCGCTCTTGCGCCTGCAGACGACGCAGCGACCCGCCGCGGCGAGCTCACGCCGGGTGCGGCGGAGCGATCGTCGGGTCCGCTCGCGCTGATCGGCCGCGTGCGCGACGCAGCGGACCGAGTCCTCGCTGGCCGGCTCGGGGCAGCCCGGGTACACGCACCGGCCGGACTCCTTGCGAGCCTGGTAGTCGGCGATGCGGGCTGCGCGCTTGTTGGTCATGATCAGCATGCTCCTCCATCGGTCGGCGGCGCCGGATGCAGCGCCAGGATGGTCCGCAGCGCCTCGATCTCGGCCATCACGCCGTCGTCGTTGATGTCCGAGCTCGCGAGCGGCGGCGCATCCGCGGGCCGGTGCTTGACGCGATTCTCGAGCCACAGCAAGCGGCGGCGCAGGATCTTCGCGGCGCGGGCGAGCGTCACGCGGCACGCTCCTCGTCGGGGTAAAGCAGCAGCGCGCCGTGCGTCCCGCCGCGGCGCTCGAGCCGCACGCCGGGGACCTTGCCCTGTGCGATCCAGTGCGGGATCGAGCTGACCGCGCTGCTCGTGCTCGCGTAGTGGTGATCGACCTTTGCGATCGCCTCCTTGATGGTCAGCCCTGGCCAGCGACGGACCACGTCAGCGAGCTTCGTGCAGGTGCGACGGAACGGCGTCCACCGCCCGGCGGCACTGATCGCTCCGGCCTTCGCGTGTGTCTTGTGCTCGGGCTGGAGCTTCGCGGCGAGCTTCACCGGGCGGCGGTTGTGCCGTGCACTGCGCACCATCTCGTCGACGGCCGGTTGCTCGTACTCCCAATGCCCATTGAAGTCCCCGACCCGCACCACGAGCAACCCGATTCCTGTCTCGCGGAGGATCGGCTCGACCTCACGCATCGTGCGCGACCGAGGTGCAGCGACAAAGACGCGATGCGCGAGGCGACGGCGCTCCATGGCCTGCGCTACGAGCGACAGCGACAGCGACGTCTTGACCTCGACGATCCACAACTCTACGCCGACGCGCGCAACGATGTCCGCGACGCCGCCGGGTACCTCGACCTCCTGGTACACGTCGGCTCCGAGGGCCTCGAGCCATGCCACGACGACCGCGGCGATGTCCTGCTCTCTGGGCTTGCGCTTGGCGAGCGTCACCGGAACGACCTCCACCGCCGCTCGCCGACGACGCGCCACCGCGACAACCGCAGCGCTCCGCGCCAGGCCAGCTTGGTCGCGAGATCGCGTCCGATGAGCGGCGCAGCGCAGCGCACTGCCACGACCCACGCAGCCGCGAGGCGCGTGTTGAGCTCGATCTGGACCTGCACATCCCAGCTCATGCTGACCTCCGTGCTGGCGGCACCAACCTGAGCGCCGCGTACACGCCGATCCCGACCGCATCAAGCACGTGCGTGCGGTTCGCTTCGGAGAGCGTGTCGAGTCCGAACTTCCTCGCGTCGAGGTAGTCGCTCAGCGCAGCGAACACGCGCTCGTAGCTGATCGCGTCGTGATCGTTCTCGGCCGCCTCGGCCGGCACGATCGCGCGCTGCCAGGTCTTCGGCGACACGTCGCGGAGCTCGACGCCGAGCATCGTGGCGACGCCGATCGCGACGCCCCACGACAGCCCGATACCGATCTTGGCGGCGGCCTGGCTGCGTGGGGCGAACGACATCGTCTCGGCGACGACCATGTCTACGCTGTGCTTGCGCGCGAGACCTTGGAGCAGCAGGGCCTGATCGTTCGCGCGCCGCACGCGATCGGCCGCCTTGGTCAGCTTCGGTTGTGGCTTCGACAGCAGCACGCCACAGTCCGCGACGCGGCCGGTGTGCGGCTGCACGATCGCCCAGCCGAACGTGGCCAGACCCGGATCGAGTGCGAGGATCACGAGGCCCTCTTCTTATTGCGCCACTTCCGAGCGGCCTCGCGCGATGCCTCCAAGTGCGCCTCGCAGCGGCTACGGTGCGGCGCTGCCAATGCTGGGCACTCGACGCATTGTCCGTTTCGGCGTCGTCGAGCGCGGATCGCTCGTGCCGTGCGAGCCCGCACGGCACGCCCATTGTCGGATCGCGCCCACGCGCGATGCCGCGCCTCGCACTCCACGCACCGGAGCCCATCGTCCTCCTGCAGCCCTGCACCGCAGTCGCAGCACTGGCCGAGCTCCTTGCGCTGCTGATACAGCGCCCGTCGACGGTCGGGGTCGTAGCGATTCACGGCACGGCCCTTCCGTGTTCGGCGAGCAACGCTCGGGCGGCGCGCAGTGTCGCCTGGTCCTCCGGCAACATGTACCCGCCTTCGCGCCGCACGATCGCGACGAGTTGCGCGAGCAGATCGAGCGCACCATCGCGCTCCGCCGCGTTGCGCTCGGCACGGTGGACGAGCACCGCAAACTCCTCGGGCAGCTCGCGCACGGTTACTGCGCCTCCTGTTTCCGCGGGTCTGATGGGCCCGCCCGGCTGGTAGAACATCGGTTCCCGCGCGCCCTCGGGCCAGTGCATACCCGCCTTGCCTTCTCGGACCAGTTGCACAAGCACGTGGGAGCACTCCACGTCCGCGCACCATTCTGCGCACCGGACGAGTTCGTCTTCATCGATTGGTCCGCTTGATCTGACGATTGCGATCAAGAGGTCTTCCATCCCCTTCACGACGCGCCCTGCCCCGGCTTCGGCCGGCGCGCCTTCGGCTTCTTGGCCGGCTCGCGCCGGGGCGTGTCCTCATCGCGCTTGAGGTCGGCAGCACCCGCCTCGCTCTCCTCGTCGGGCACGTCGTCGCTCGGGAAGTCGTCCTCCGCCGGCTCCATGCTCCGCTGCGCGGCCGCACGCTGCTGCGCGCGCGCGTCGTCGAGCACCGAGCCGTTGCTCGGGCCGATGTCGACGTGCGGCAGGTACCGCTGCGTCTCGTGCGCGCTCGCCGCCCTGCGCTCGACTTCCTCGAGCGTGTCGAGGCGGATCGTCACGATCCAGCCGGTGCCATCCTCCGCGCGCCGAAACACCTCGTTGCACGGCACGGTACGGTCCTCGGCGCCGCGGTCGAGGTCGGTCTCCATGCGGCGCACCTCATCTTCGAGGTCGTCGATCTGCTCTTGGCGCTTCTTCTTCTCGCGGGCTAGATCCGCCTCGAGCTCGCGGAGCTCGCGCTTCTTCACGACCATGGTCTTGCTGATGCGGAGCTCGTCCTCCGTGGTGAGCTTGCACGCCAGCTCGCGCTTGACGTTCCGGCGCACCACGTCGTCGTTCGGGTTCGGGTCGATCACTTGCTGTCTCCTTGCTGGTTCGGGGTCCAAAGCAACGCCGCGAGCGCGGCGCACGGCGTCCAGTCCCGGTAGACGAGGACGCTCGGAAAGTTGGCGGTGATGGGCGGCTTGTCGGGGCGTTCGAACTGGATCCGCTGGCGAAAGGCAGCCCACGTCGCGCCGGTGCCGTCGACGAGCCGTGCGAACCACTTCGTGGTCGGATCGAGCTTCCAAAGCGCGCACCACGGCCCATCGTGCTTCACGAGCCGGCGGCACCACGGCATCGGATCGCTGTACGGCCCGTTGACGAACACGCTGTAGCCCCAGCGCCGCGCGAGTCCGTCCTCGCCGCGCTCGAGCATGTAGTGCGTGTCGGCTCTGACCGTCGAGCGCGGGTTGCTGCACGGATCGCACGAGAAGTGCCCGAGCAGCTTCGTGAGCCACCGTGGCGTGCACCAGCTGTCCGAGTCGACCGACTCGGCGCGCGGGGCCGTCATTGCCGCGGTCGCGGTGCTCCACGCGTTCGTCACGCGACACCCCATGCGCGACCGGAAGGTGTGGCGTACTCGGGCAGCGTCTCCGGCTCGCCAGCGATCGCACTCGGCCGCCACCCGCCGGCGCGGAGCTTGTCGAGCAGCTGCTTCGCGCGCTCGTGCGTGAGCGTTGCGGTGTCGCGCACGCCGGCCTGGTGCAGCTTGCGCGCGGCCCTGTAGCTGCAGAGCCCCTTGCGCTGGCGCGAGCGGATCCGTGACAGCAGGTCCCACGCCTCGGCGCGTGTCAGTGCTGGCAGCTTCGAGATCGTGACGCCCTCGCGCTCGAGCGCGGCGATCTGAGCCTTCGACGCCGGCTCGCGCCGCCACAGGTCAGAGCCGTACTGGCCCGCCGCGGGTCCGGGCTCGGCGCCCAGGAACGGATCGACGTGCTCGGCGTGCCACTTTACGACGGCGTGCAGCCGCATCGCGTCCCGGCGCTTCGCGAGCTCGTTCTCGGCCTGCGCGATGATCGGCTCGATGGACAACTGGGCGTTGCCGATAAGGCGGTCGATCTCGTCGCGCAGGTCGTCGTCGATGACCCGCCCGGCCAGGCAGTCGGCCGGCCCGATGAGGCCCGGCGTCTTGCCGTCGCCAAACGTCAGCACAAGGCAATCGCGCTTACCGATCCATGGCGCGGGACGCAGACCGCGACCGGCGCACTGCACGAACCGGATCAGCGACTTCGTGGGCCGGCAGATCGCGACGCACGACACCTCGGGGCAGTCCCACCCCTCGACGAGCAGATCGCAGTTGCAGAGGATCTGGAACTCGCCGCGCTGGAACGCGGCGAGCGTCGCCTCTCGCTCGTCATCGTCGGTCCGACCCGACACTGCGCGGGCGATGCCAGGACGGAGCGCGTTGAGCGTCCGCGCGAGCGCCTCGGCATGGGCGACATCGACGCCATACGCGACGGTCAGCCGTTCGCCGCACAGATCGAGCAGCGGCACGGCCTGACCGCGCAGCGCGCGCTCCGACTCCATGACCGCAGCGAGCTGGTCCTGCGCGAAATCGCCGGCTCGCTCCTTGACGCCTGACAGGTCGACACCGTCCACCACGACCCGGCGCGCGATGATCGGCACAAGGTGCTTGTCGTGGATCGCCTGGCGGATCTCGTAGCGGTGCGCCACGGTCTCGAACACCTCGCCGAGAGCTTTCCCGTCGGTGCGGTACGGCGTCGCGGTGTAGCCGACCACCTTGGCTGCGTCGAAGTGGGCGAGGATCGCGACGTAGCCGGCCGCGACGGCGTGGTGGCACTCGTCGACGATGACGAGCGCGAAGTGGTCGCGCGCCCAGCGCTGGAGACGCTTGCCACGGAGCGTCTGCACCGACGCTATCACGACCTTCGCAAGTGTCGAGGCCCGCATCGAGGCCTTCTCGATGTCGGGAGAGAGGCCGACTGCCTCGCACTTGCGCACGGTCTGACGGACGAGCTCGTCGCGGTTCACGAGGATCAGCGTCCGGCCGCCGCGGCTCGCGGTGAGGCGGGTCAGCTCCGCGAGCGACACGGTCTTGCCCGTGCCGGTCGCCGCGACCACGAGCGTGCTGCGGACACGCTCGAGCTCGCGACAGACGCTCGCGACCTGCTCGACCTGGTACGGTCGGAGCTGAACCGGCGCTGCAAGTGCGGCGGTCATCGGCCGCCTCCTCGCGCCCAGATCGGGTCCTGCTCTGAGGCCCGGGCCGCGCGCGCCCTGTCCTGATGGTTCCGTTCCACGTGCCACGACGGTGTTCCCGCACGGCGTTCCGGGAACACCGTGGCCCTTCGAGCGACGGTGTTCCCATCGGCGTTCCGGCAGGTTCCCCATTTTTCTTCGAAAAATGGGAACGCCGTGGGAACCGTCGATCCGACGGTGTTCCCAACGGTGTTCCCGGCCCGGAACACCGTCGCGATTGCCGTGGGTGTTCCCACGGGAACACCGTTTCTGGGCGGCATCAATCGTCACCTCCCGACGTGAGTGCGGACACGTCCTCGCGACGCTGCATCCCGGCTTGGAGAGCGCGCTTGGGTGTCCACAGGAGCCAGTACTTCGACCGCGGTTGCCTGCGGTTCACTTCGATGATCTCGCCGCGCGCGGACAGCGCTGCGAGAGCAGCCACCTTGCCCGCCTTGCGGAGCTTGATGCCGCCGCACGCGTCGATCAGCTGCTCGCGGGTCAGCGGCGACTCCGCGCGGTCCGCGAACGCCAGCATCGTGAGCTCGCACGCCTGCTGTGCCTTGAGCGCCTGCTCCGCTTCGCGGCCGTCGCGCACCTCCTGGGCCGTCTTCGCGGGACCATCGACGCGCCAGCGCCCGGAGCGGCCCCACTCGCGCATGAACAACACGCGATCGCCCTCGCCCATACGCCACTTGCCGATCGACAGCTCGACGACGCGGCTCCCGTCCTCGCACGGGTCCGACTTCTTGCCGATGGATAGCGCGACGGTCGCGAAGCGGTTGAACGCGCTCGTCTCGGCGGCGAGCTCGCCCGCGTCGTTACCGAGCGCGTCGCCGCTGCGCGCCGCCCTGGCGTTGGCGGTGCTCATCTGCGAGAGCGCGATCACGACGACGCCGAGGGATCGCGCCAGATCGTCGAGCGCCTCGACGACATCTGCGACGCGGAGCCGCTCCTCGCGGTCGCCGCGTTTGCGCTCGTTGTCGAGGATCTGCACGTAGTCGACGGCGGCGAGGATCGGCTGGCCGGGGAACTGCTTGGCCATCGCCTCGATCGTCAGGCGCAGGTTGCCGAGCGTCGCGAGCTTGCGCTCGAGCACCGCGAACCGCTCGAGCGCGGTCACGCGTCGCATCTCGTCGAGCGGGACTCGCCCGGTGAGCACCCCGATCCAGCTCTCGTCGCACCGCATGCCAATCGTGCGGGCCGTGAACTCGATACCGGGCAGTTCGATGCTCTGCATGATCGCGGGCCCGACCTCGGCGGCATGCTGGTAGAGCAGGTTCGCGGCGAGCGTGGACTTGCCCGATCCAGGTCCGCCGACGAGCACGGCCATCGCGCCGACGCGGAGCCGCACGATCTCGTCCTCGCCGAGCCGCAGCGCGATCCACGGGTCGTTCTTGTGCGCCTCGATCTCGTCGACGAACGAAGCGAGCGAGCGCCACGGAGTCTTGGCGCGCTCGCGACGGTCCCGCTCGTCCTCGAGCGAGAGGACGTCGGCCTCCAGCCGCTCGGGGCTGAAGTCGTCGGGCGGCTCGATCGTCATGCGCACGATCTCCATCCGCTCCTCCACGCGTCGTTGAGGTCCTTCGCGCCGTGCTTGACGATCACGAGCGTGCCGCGGCGGACCGAGAGCCCGGCCTGGACCGCGATCGCGCATGCTGCCATGGCGGTCTCGTGTCCGCGCCGATCGCGATGGGGCACGACGAGCAGGCGCGTCTTTGCCGCCGCGACCGCCGGCGCCGCGAGCTTGGCGATCTTGGGCAGGTTGCCAGCGCCGTGCGCGCCGAGCACGATCGCGGTGTGCCACGCGAGCCGCGCAGTGAGCGAGTCCATCACGCCCTCGGTGAGCACGACGTCGCGGCCCGGCTCGATCTGGCAGATGGCGTTGATCAGCGTGCCGGCCGTCGGGCAGTCCTTGAGTCCGGGCGTCTTCGGCTCGCCGAGCTCGGGCACGCGGCGCGCGACGACGTTGCGGATCTGGCCGTCGCGCGCGTAGAGCGGAGTCGCGGGAGACCCGCCGTGTTTCGGGTCGAAGCGGATGATCGCGCCGAACTCGGGGATCTCGCAGATCTCGTCGACATGGCGCTCGACGAGGTACGCATGGCCGCGCGGATGACCGGGCAGGAGCGAGTCCCAATGCGCGGTCGCTGTCGGGACGGCCGCGGCGTCGCGCGCGCGCCGCTCCTCGCGCTCGCGCGCCTCGGCCTCGCGCCGGCGCTGCATCCACTCGGCGCGCTTCGCTCGCTTCTCCTCGGCGGATAGCGTCGAAGGGCCGATGCCGGCGATCTCCGCCGCCTTCGCGACGACGGCGGGGAAGTCGTCACGCGTGTCGAGGCGCTCCGCCGCGGCGATGAAGTCGAGCAAATCACCGGCGGTGCCGCACGGGAAGCACTGCCACCGACCGGTGACCGAGTGGATCTTGAACGCATCGCGGCTGTGGTCGCTGCGGCTCGGGCATGCGCGCGACACCAGCTCGTCGCCCTCGCGCTTGACGCGCCAACCGTAGAAGTCGAGCACGGCGCGCGGCTCGAGCGCGGCGCGGACCTCTTCGAGGTCGATGGTCGGCATCACGCGCCGCCTCCGATCGGTAGTGAGCGTTGGGCGGTCCGCTCCTTCGCGAGGTCCTCGTATCCGAGATCGAATCCGACCCACCGGCGCCCGTGTTTCTCGGCGACGAGCCCGACGGTGCCGGAGCCGAAAAACGGATCAAGCACGAGGTCGCCGACGCGCGACCCGGCGAGGATGCACGGCTCGATCAGGCGCGGAGGAAACGTCGCGAAGTGCGCACCGTCGTACGGCTGCGTTCCGACCGTCCACACCGATCGCTTGTTCGCGCCGACCGGGTTACCCTCGTCGTCAGTCTTCGCGCGGCGCAACCGGACGTCGCGCGACCAGTTGTCGGCCTTGACACCCCCGAGCGCATCGTTGCCCAAGCATCGGCGCTCGGTGCCGAACGTCGTCAGCGTCTTGGGCTTGAGCGGTTCACGGATCGCGTCGGCGTCGTAGAAGTACGTCTCGCTCTTGCTGAGCAAGAAGATGTACTCGTGGCTCTTGGTGGGCCGGTCTGTGACGCTCTCCGGCAGCGGGTTCGGCTTGTGCCAGATGATGTCCGCGCGCAGGTACCAGCCGTCCGCTCGCAGCGCGAACGCAACCATCCATGGCAGGCCGAGGAGGTCCTTGTTCTTCGTGCCGCTCGGCGGCGGGATGTACGCGCGGCCGACGCCTCCGTATTGACGCACGTACTCGTGAAACCCTGCTGGTTTCAGCGAGCCACGTGCGCGCCGCGTCTCCTCGTGGGCGTCCGTTGAGCCTTGCAGCGTGGAGCGGCTGCCGACCGAGCCGGTTCGACGCACGATGCGCGCGCTCTTGATGGAACGGTCGCTGAGCGTGCCGGAGTTGCCTTGCGCGCCCCCGCGTCCGCTCGACGCGTAGCAATCGCCGAGGTTGATCCAGCACGTACCATCGTCGCGCAGTACCCGCCGGACCTTGGAGAACACGGCGACGATCTCTCGCACGTAGTCCTCGGGGGTAGCTTCGAGTCCGATCTGCTTTTCAGCACGCGGGTCATCGTCGGGGAAGTACGACCGCAGCGACCAGTAGGGCGGCGACGTCACGCACGTCTGCACGCATCCGTCGGGTAGCCGATCGAGCAGCTCACGGCAGTCGCCGACGTAGTGGCCGCTGATCGACACATCGATCAGCGCGCCCCCATCCGGAGCGGAGATCGCACACGCATGCGCGTTACGACCCTCGTCGTTGGTACTCGTGCCACCCATGTTGTCGTGCGCCGCCGCGGATCGAACGCGAGCGAAGGCCACCAGGCCGGCGCGGTTGCTTGCGCTCGGCTAGCTCGGCTTTGGACGGAGCGTCATCGTCGGTTCTCCTCGTCGAGAACACCGACGACCGGCTCCGGCGCATTCAGCGCGTGCTCAAGCAGCTCGCGACCGAGCGGCATCGAGAGCACCAGCGCGCGCAGCCGACGATTCTCCTCAGCCTTCGTCATCTGCACGCGCGGGAACACGAGCAGGTCCCACGGGCTCACGATGGCGATCGCGAGACGCTGCACTGCCTCGGTGCTGTACTGGCGCACGCGCTCGCCAAATCGAATGACGTGATCGATCGCGAGATAGCGGTGGCCCGGCGAGCGCGATGCGTCCTTGGCGCCGGCAGCCTTGGTACCGA